TGCCGACCATCGGCAGGAAGCGCACACTCTCCACCTTCGGCGGGAGCTGAGGCAGGATGACATCCTTCGGACGTCGGAGCTTGCGTGGCTCGGTGATTGCGTAGAACTCTTGAAGTGTTGCAGGGTTCAGCCCAACGATGTCCATCCCGCCGAACGGGTTGTACGCCTGCTGGCAGTAGCGGTCGATGAACGATGTCTTCCTCGGGAAGTCTGCCGGGGAGATGTAGTTCATGAGCGACCAGTACTGATCGGGGCTCGACTCGATGGGCGTGCCCGTCGCAGCGAACCGATACACGGCGTCCTTTGAGATCCACTTGAGCGCACGAGTCTGCTTGCTCTTCGGATCCTTGGCACGGTGTGCCTCGTCTGCAATGACCGCCTTGAACTCGATTGCGTTTAGGTTGCCGGGGGTCTTCTCTTTGTCAGTCAGTGCGATGGACCCGTACCCTGCGATCCTCGTATGCAGGCGCAGTGCCTCCCAGTTGATGATGTAGAAGTCGTAACCCTCTCCCTCGTCAAAGTCCTTTGCTTCTATCACACGATCCCGCACGGCCTTGGATCCATCTATGACGCCCACTGCTGTGTCGGGGTACCACTTCTCGATCTCTTTCTTCCATGTGTACTTCATCGAGTTAGGGCAGACGATGAGCACTGGCAGTGCGTTGCCGTGTGCCTCCTGCAGGCGAGCGATGGTGCGGATCAGCATGATGGTCTTGCCAGAGCCCATGTCGTCAGCGAGCAGAGCTCGGCCTGCTGTCTCAAGGAAGTGAACACCCACACGTTGGAATGGGAACAGCTTGGGCTCGGAGTCCATGAGGCTGGCCTCTTCTAGAGCTGTCTTGAGGGGAGTCACCTTGTCGATCCAGTAGTAGCGTACGGCAGCGGCCCACTCGTTGAGTGCGTCACCAACCTCCAGCTCCTCACCGAACACACCACGCAGAGCAACACATGACGCCCACGAGAGCGGGCAGTGCCACATGTGCTCGTCCTTGTCCCAGCGTGTGCCGGGAACCTGCTTGATGAGTTCCTTGTCTCGGAGCTCGGTGGTCACATAGATACGGTCATCGAACATTTCTGCGTAGGGCATTTCATTCCTCCGGTAATAGCTGACGTGGGTTGATGAGCTTCTGGCCGACGAGTCCCACCATGAGGTGACGAGCAGCGTCGTTGGCGTGCCCGCCCTTGGTTGGTGTGTACCAGTCAAGTCGCTTGAGTTTGTCGTCGGTGGCGAACGACTTCGCCTTGGCAGGCGGCTGCATGGTGAGTTCGAGGCCGTACTTCCCTGCGAGGAACTTGATCGTACCTATCCCATCGAGGGGCTCGGTCTGTCTGCTCTTCTTGGCCGTGGCCGTGGTGATGATGAAGTCCTCACAGAACACAGTGGGGCGTCGACCGAACTCCAGAATGGCATCGAACCAGAACATGACATCCCACAACGGACCCTGTCCGCTGGCGAACACGCCATCCTGTATGCGAGCCCACCCTGTGGCCTTGCCGGGATCGAATGCGATTACTCCTGTGATGTCATTCATACTTGTCGCCCCAGCGCTCGACCACGTCAGTACCAACTGACAGGGGTACTGAGAAGTGGTCGAGCTCGGGCATAACCTCCTCGATTACTTGCTGGATGTGAGGAACCTCTGCGTCTGGTACCTCGAACAGAATCTCGTCGTGGATGGGCAGGCGCATATACGGTCCAGCGTCAGTCATCGACAGGTGAACCATCTTGAGCTTGAGCACGTCACCGGCCTCACCCTGCGTGGCGTAGTTGAGCAGCTTGTACGCCTTGTTCGACTCACGCACCACCTGCTTGCGACCGAGGTATCCGGTCGTTGCGCTTCCAGTGTTGCGACCAACGGTTGTGATCATGTGGGCGTACTGGGCGATGGCAGGAAACTTCCGCTGGTACATGTTACGGAACGCCTTCGCATCAGCGATAGGGATCCCAGCCATGCCGGAGAACATGGCGTCACCAGCACCGTAGAGGAATGCGAACGTGGCGTTCTTCATGACGCCTCGTTCGGCAGGTTGGACGTCCTCGTACGGCTTGTTGTATACAACCGATGTCATGTATGTGTGTAGGTCTTGGCCGTTGTTGATCGCATCGATGAGCTGCTGCTCACCAGCACGAGCGACCATGATGCGGTACTCGATCTGATCGAAGTCAGCAGCGATCAGCTTGTGGCCGGGAGCTGGGATGATGGCGTCACGGACAAACTTGCCGTGCTTCCTCGCCGGTACGTTCTGCATGTTCGGACGCTCCGAGGACATGCGAGCAGTGATGGCCTTCATGGGATTGATCTGCGTGTGAATCCTATCTTCGTGGTCTGCGAACTCAAGGAACGAATCGAAGTACGTGACCCTCATCTTGTGGAAGTCACGCAGCCTGTCCACTGCCTCAGCGATCTCACGGAGGTGCGGAGCGTTGACCCCGATCTCAGACAGCACGTCACCGTCGATGGAGATGTTCCCCTTCTCGGTGAGCTGGGTGAAGACGAACCCCTGACTTTGAAACCATGTGATCAGGTTCGCATCGCTGCGTGGGTTCTTGATGCCGAGCTCGTCCTTGAACCAGTAGAACAGTTCGTCCTCTTTGCCCCGCAGATCTGCGGACACAGTTCGGCAGTAGTCGACGTCGATGAGCAGACCCTTGCGCTCCATGTCGCACAGCACCTGAGCGAGCGCCACCTCCACGTCGTACACCTTCTTGAGACCGCCCTCGATCACCTTCGGGTACATGATGTCAGCGAGTCGAGCCGTGAGCACCACGTCCAGTGCACCATACGACCAGTACTCTGGAACGTCGATGGGGATGGTGTCCCATGTCCACTTGTTCTTGGCCTTGATCTTGTTGAGTTGCTTCTGTCCGTATCCAACGCCGTGGCTGACGTGGCGCTCGGAGGCTGGTTTGAGTCCCTTGGCCTTGGCGGGTTCGACAACACCGACCATCGGCATGGTGTCATGGAGCCCACGTCGTGGATACTTGACGCCGTTGTATTCAAGGAAGGAGAGATCGAACTTCGAGTTGTGCATGACGGTCAGGTCTGTGTACCCCTCGATGGCTTGCTTGGCTACCCCGCCCCATTGCTCCCACGGGATGGCCCACCCTGTGTTGGCGTCACCGACCTGCACTAGGCGCAGTCGGTTCCGGTAGAAGTCGAGACCACCAGTCTCAGTGTCGACACCGAGCCACGGTCGGCGTTCACCGAGCCATGACATGAGTGCTGAGGCGTCATCGACTGACTCCACGAGATTGAGGCTGACATTCTCCATGCCGCTAACTGTAGCACACAATAGTGACAGATGTCCATAGGCATGATACGCTGAGAGCTCGGACATCTGAATCCTCTCTCAAAGAGGATCTCCTATCGGGTGATCTGGCTGACAAACGGAAGAGCCCCCTCTCACGAGGGGGCTCTCCTGTTTCCGTTACCGACGGAACCTACTTGTAGTCAACCTCGGTCTCAAGGGACGCTGTGCCCTTTGTTCCGAAGGGAGCTGACGCTACTGATGTCAGAAACGAGAGGACTGCGCCTCCGGCTGCGAACCCGAGAGCTGCCCTCCAGTCCATCTCGAATAGGTTGGCTCCCTCAGCGAGTCCGATCCCAAGAATCACTGCCTGCGCAGCGGTCTTGAGCGCTCGCTCAGCGACGTCCTTCCAGAAATTGAGTGTCCACATGGTTATCTCCTAGCTCTGGTCAAGTGCTAGTGCGAAGCCACTGAACACGTAGTTGACGGCGTTGATCTTCGCTGCGTAGGTGGCTCTGCCATCTTCGCACACGCCGTTGGTGTCGACCGGACCCTCACCCCACGGAGGGTCGAAGACGTAGGAACCGTCGTTCGAGCAGTAGTACCGCCCGTTACCGTCCACGTCTGGTATGTCCGTGTCATCGAACCACGTCATCCAACTCTTATCTGTCCAATCGTTGGCCCATAGTCCCATATCTATTGCTCCTAACTGCTCACGAAGAGCAATGATCGTCTTGTCGAATCCGTCTTGGTTCGTGTCTGAGAATTGTCCGGCCCACAGGTCGACCTTTCGCCCTGTGTGGTGTCCATGAGCGATGTGATTGTTGGGTGTCCACAGCTTTGACTTATACAGATCGTTCTGGACGGCACACACAACTAGCATCATCTCCCAGACGTCAGGATCGACGTGGTCGCCATCCCCCTCAAGGACCCATTCGTAGTTGACGTAGTGCGTATTGCCGTACCATCCCGGTGTGTCGTCTCCCGGTCTACCAGTGACCCCAATTCCGTCTCGCACATCTTCCAACACGGGGAAACTTCCTGCGCCAGCGCTGATCGGTGCAGGGTAGGCGTTAGCGAATGTGATGACAGGTTCGTAACCGAACTCCAGATACCGCTCTTGGTACAACCAGTCACTGCCAAGGTAAGAGAGTCCAACGAAGGCGGTCGCCTTGTCACGGTTGGGCAGGTAACGGCCACTGGCTGTGTGGTGGTGCATTACACCTGCGGGCTCACCGTCAGCTTCACGGTACAGATACGGCTTACTCCCTAGGACGTGAGGCTCGTCCCAGCCGTCGAGGGTGCGGACGTTGATCCCGGCTGCTTCTAGGGCAGCAGGAAGCTGGAGCATGAGAGTCATACGAGATCCTTTGTGTGAGGCATGGGTATCAGACTAGTCACCCTACAAGCAGTGACACAACTATTGCTCCGCATGCTGCGATGACAGAGCCCCCGATTGAACCGTAGAACGCCCACTGACCAGACGACCATGTGCGACGAATCTTGATCCCGCCGTTCATGGATTGCTGCTGCATCGTGTGAACGTCCTGTTGCATGGAGCGAAGTGTAGTCACCCATCCGCCTTCTCGCCGGTCAGGATCTGCAGCCGTCGGGTGAGGTTCTCCATACATGTCGTCCACCAGCAAGGTTACCTTCTCATTCGTGTCCCTTGCCAAGGGTGCTACCTCATCATACAGCTCTCGGTGCTCAGTCACCAGCACCTCGATTGTCTCCTTGTCCATCCCGGCATGCGAGCTGACCTTGTGGTCTTCCATGATCTCTCTGAGTGTTGTGATCACTTCCGCATTACCGGGGAGTCTTCGTTCGCCTGCGGCGTCTGCTGTTGTCATTGTCCACCCATTCTATACACCGTTATTGAGCTCTAGCATTAAATAGGAATGAAGCCCCAAGACTCGATCGCGCCGCCCTCTGTCGCAGCGATCGAGATAGCGAACTCACTCTCTGATGCAGCAACAACGAGCACCGACAGGTCGAGCTTCAATCCAATGACAGACTCTACTTCGTTCGCCGCCCCGACCGCAACAGAGACTCCACCTTGGACGACACCAACTGGGTTGGCGGTTTCAACTTCCTGAGCCCACACGATTGCAGTGACGTGATCACTGAATACTGCACGACCGACTTCAGTTTCAACAGAAACGCCAACAGGAATGGAGGTGGCACCAGTCACTACGCCGACCACGTTCGATGCTTCGAGCTCGGTTGCAGTGAGTACACCAACGGACACGGCGCCCGTCACAATGCCGACGCTGCTCACTGCCTCGGTCTCTGCGGCAACACCTACGCTCACCGTCGTTGACGTTGAAACCGCCACGGCGGTTGCAGCCTCAGACTCAGCAACGCTGCCGATTGTGTCAGAAATTGGCCCTGCGTTTACGACAACAGGGTTCGCTGCTTCTGTTTCGAGCGCACGAACAAGGTTGCCGCCCGCAGAAACATCCACCACCTTGGCAAGCTCTAGTTCGCTGGCAACGTCGACCGTCACGTCGACGTTCCCGATAGACACTGTGGTAAGTCCTGCGGACTCCGTCTCAGCAGCAGCAACCACAGACTCTGTGAGTGTTGCAGAGACAGCGATGGGGTTGGCTGACTCGGCCTCAGCAGCACTTACCACCAGATGTGACATGATCACACGCACGGCGTTGGCAGTCTCCACCTCCAGTGCGATGACGATCGAGGTGCCCGTGTCAGCGTACACACCCTTGGCAGTTTCCACCTCGGACGCAGCGACCACAGGAACTGTTCGTGCGCTGTCGACAATAGCTGCGATCGCAGTTTCCAACTCGGAAGCCTTGACCACCGAGCGGGATAGCACTCCTGCTGCACTCACCAGATTGGCTGCTTCGGACTCAGTCGATTTGCCTACTGTTGTTTCAACAGTCGTGTCGTTGAGCACGGCGACTACAGCCTCGGTCTCAGACGCAGAACCAACAGCAATCGACTGACCGAGCTCTATGTTCTGAGCGACCTGAACGACCAACCGTGCTGTGCGTGCGTCACCACCTGCGCCCTGACGAGCGACCTGAACAGCCATACGTGCTGTGCGTGCGAATCCGCCCTCGCCCTGACGAGCGACCTGAACGACCATCCGTGCTGTGCGTGCCTCAACCACGTCTTCAGCAGCGATCTCAAGTCCTGTCCCGAACACCCACCAGATGTCTTGCCCAAGATCGGACGATGCGATTGTTGTCGAGGCTGTGTCGTCCCGTTGGGCGACCATCGAGTGGACAAAGGTACCGGCGAGGTTCGACAGGGTTGTGTACCCAGACGGCACTGCGTGCACACTCGATGAGTCGTTCTGCGACATGAAGATACCGATGACGAGGTTGCCGGATGTCGGGTTGCCACCATCGAGCGTGATCGTATGCGACTCTGAGTCACCACCCGACTTGTTCACGAACGATGTCACGGACTGCACAACGGGGGCAGCTACGTCGTGACCTGTGATGTCGAACACTTGGACTCCGGGCCAGATATTGCCAGTGTCACCAGTCAGGTCGACGGTGACGGTCATCGAGACAGGCGACCCGCCTATCGGAGCCGTCCACACGGCGTGATAACCATCCCACGCATCGCTGTCTCCGTCAGATTCTTGGAGCGTCCACGTCAAACCCTCCGAGTCGGATATCGTCAGTGGACCGTTGTTGCCGCTGGACTCGTGCTCAGAAACGGCAGCGACCACAAGCAGAGAGTTAGCTGTTGGTGTGAACGATGCCGTAGTCCACGGTGGCGTACTAGACGATGATGCCGTGGTTGCTATGTGCGAAGTAAGTGCGAACGCCATCAGTCAACCAACTTCGTAAGAGCTCCACGATCAATCAGGACACGCTCTTCAGCGGTCCAACTAGAGAGCGAGTCGACGGATGACACTCTCACTCACGAATTCCTCACTTCGGGGCCAGCCTGCAAACTGTTGATGTTCGTTCCGGTCCATGCCGCCGTCGTGTTCGGGTCTTCTTCGAGCACCTCTGACTGGTACTCGTATGTTGTGGACAATGCGATCGAGGACTGTGGGTAATCTGTCGCTGCGGTACGAATCACTGACCGCATGAACTTCGCTCCGGTGTCTGTCTTCGCTGAATATCGTTCGACTGAGATAGCGAGAACGTCTCCCACAGTCGACGGAAGATCCTCCAACGTGTACAGATCCTTATCGCCCTCGGCGGATGACCCAACGTAGGTGGCCGTGTCGGGATCAAACTCATCGACAAGCAGGTAGTTGTCCACAGAGTTGCCATCCGATCCGACAAGAGCGTTCACGTTGCCTTCACCGTCGGGGAACAGGGCGAGCACTTGCGTGTCTCCGAGCGGAGCAGTGTTGTTGTAGGAGCCTGTGTCGTCGTACACGATCAGGTCGTCGTACCAGACTTCTGCAGCGTCAGAGGACAGTTGCCCGCCGATCTGCACGCTGACTGTTGCCGGGATCGTTGGCGTGTTCAGCCCAGAAGCATCGATCACCTGAACTCCGTCGACCCAGCACTTGATGGTCCCGACCGTGTTGGAATAGAACACCTCAGCTTCGACCCAATGCCACGCCAGTTTCGTGAGCGGACCTGTTGACGACGAATAGTCGGAGGCGTCATCCGGTACGTTGTAGATACCGATCTCGTCGCCAGTTTCCCACAACATCACCGTGTTCGATCCGAACATATTCCTCATGAACGAGTCGATCGTCGCAGCGTCATCGATGTAAACAGCGAACGCCACAGCAATCTTCGTGGCACCTCCACTGATTGTCACGGTCCTCGTTGCTGAGCTGTTGACCTGATCTCCGCACCGTGCACCTTCTCCACCCAGTCGACCCCAGTTGGTGAGAGTGGCAGGCACGTTGCCGCCGATAGTCCACCGAAGATCAATGGCGTCAGCGTTGAATCCGTCCATGAATAGTATTGCCATCAGACCCTCCTGTAGCGAACACTAACAGTCAGCCCCTCGGCTACGTTGTTGGAGTCCTTCTGGTCGACATCAATCCGAACCGGCTCGCCAGCGCTTACCAATGTGATGTCCGGTGTCGTGGTGTCTGCCTTGGTTGACGTTGCGATTTCTGGACGGTTCGCCTGCGTCGTGTAAAGAGTTGTGGTGTCGTTCTTGTGGGCATCAATGATGACTGCTGTGCCGGTGGGCGCAACCTTCGTGCGTGATTCTATTTCAAGGATCTCAATGTCCGTCGACCATGTGATCTCAAGCTCGCCAACCTTCACATCGACTACGCCAGCCATTGACCAGCGTTCCGAGTCAACGTCTGCAAACTCTGTCCCTGTGCCGCCAGAGTTGTCAACTGTCATCCCGTTCTCGCCGACCTTCGATCCAGTACCAGTGATGACGAGTTCGTTTGTGAGCGGGGTCAACCCAGAAGCCCATCGAGCACCAACACCGTCGTAGTAGTTGTCGAACACATTGAACGCTCCAGTGTCGAGAAGGATCGCTGTGTCGATTCCGTTCGCACCAGCGATGACGTGTCCTTCAACGATGTTCCCTGCGACAGTTCCCTTCGGAGAGTCAACCCAAATAACAGCCTTGTTCGTGAGCGCCGATATGTGCTTACCGATGGAGATGAAGTTGTCACGGACAATCGCTTGCTCATGTGAGTACACGGCGATCTGTCCGCACACATCAACTGCATAGAAGTCCGTGGCTGCACCGATCTGTGACATCGTGTTGCCAGTCACGACCGTCATGCCTCCACCGTCGACATAGATCCCGTCCGTGCCAGTAAGGTTGTTGTCTTTGACTTCGTAGGTGCGTGAGTTCCACCGTGCCGCATCATGGTCGGCGTTGATCTTGACGCCCCAATGATCGGGGTCCGTACCGTTGATTACGTTGTCAGCGATTAGGAGCGTGCCATCTGCAACGCTGGTGCCCGTGGAGCCCTTGTCGGTGATCTCGATCACGGCGCCAACGAAGTCTGAGTACATCGTGTTGTTTGCGATGACTCCGTTTATTACTCTACAGAAGTTCGCTGCGTCGTCGCCAAGGTGGATCCGTATCTCGCCGCTGTCCCAAGCGGATGACATCTGGTTGCTCGCAATCACGAACCCTTCAAGGGAGAACCACTCGTCCGACGGTGCACCGTTCATTCTGATGCCGTCGCTGCGCTCAAAGTTGTTACCGACGATCGTGTGGTTGTACTGCGTCGTGTTCCAGTCGAACTGGATCTCGGTGTCGTAGAAGTCGTTGCCGACAATGCTGACGCCGGTACATGAGCTGTGGAAACGTATCTTGTCAAAGTCTGGGTCACCACCAGAGGGAAGGCCAGTGAAGGCATTGCCTGTGACTAGCATGTCGCCAGCCATGTCCAATACGAGGCCACCCACATAGAAGTTGTTATTGCCGACAGACGTTGAGAAGCCTCTTGCCCACAAGCTCGCATAGTGAAAGATGTTCCCGGTGAACTGCCCGTACCCATATAGGCCGATGCCGTCATAGATTTGTCCTCCGTCATACCCACCCTCGAAATAGCAGCCTTCCACGAGCCCACCACTACAGTCGATACCGATTCGTTCGGTAGCGAAGTCCTGTGTTCCGAGGTCATAGAATTCACAGTTTCTCGTCAAGGCACGCCACGGCATCTGGAGATATACTTGGTCGGTTTGCCCATTGTCAGACATTCCCGTGAACTGGACTTCAGACACCCACGCTTTGTCTGCGCTGTCTACCGAGATCACTTTGTCGACAGCCATTCCGCTGGTGTTGACAGTCATTGACTGGCAGCGTGCTTCCGACACCAAGGCGATACCGGAGTTCCAGCCCGTGCTACCACCAGTGAACAGAAGTACTGTGCCCTTACCCATGCCCTGCAAGGTCGACCTAAACGGGATGACGATCGTGTCCGCCCCAGTGGTCGGCATCACACAGTTGTACCAGCCTTCCGTCAACACCACTCGCCCGCCTCCAGATGGCAACGCATCCAACGCTCGCTGAATATCGATCTGATCATCTATGCCGTCACACACGAAGTCGGCGAGGTTCTTGACGTACTGTCGGGCATAGCTAGACGCCACAGTGAACGTAGGGACTCGTTCAATCGGAGCTGGTTCTGCGCCCACAGTGCCGATTGTGGTGGAGGTACCAGACACACGATCAATGTCAGGCAACCCTTCGTACTTCCCGAGCAGGTAGTTGAGTCCTGCGGAGGTAGCCTCGGATGTGGTGCCGCCGAATGGATCATCGAAGACGTGCGTGGAGAAACTCAGCGTGTACTCATCACTGTCCTCTGCGGCGTCCCACGCACCTGTGTACCCAACAACCCTGTAGGTGTCGTCAGGTAGGTGCGGAGGTAGGTTCACTTCTGGACGGTCACCGAGATCGAAGTCGAGCAGGGGAAAGGGACGCTGGAACAGTGCAGCCTTGATGCCGAACTTCTGGTTCTCGGACTCCACGAGCGAGGTGTCGATGATCGACTCCAGTGTCTCGGCTCCCTCTGCGCTGCCCTGTGAGATGTACCCCTCGACACGACCATACCCAGCTTCCAACGCTGCGCTCTGCTTCTCCATGATCGTCCCGTCAGCACCCTCAGCGAGGAATGTGTTGGGGCCAGCGTCACGGAGCCGCACCTGTCCGGTTCGGAATGACTTGCCGCTGATGAGCCTGACTGTGGACGCTCCACCAGCTCCACCTGTGGTGCCGTCGAACTTCTTGTACAGCTTGAGCTCGTATTGAGAGGATCCTACGTTCCATACCACTTCCCACTCGATGCCCCAGTCTGAGAGTCGATCGAGGAGCTGACGTATCGTCATGCCTCTGGACACACGCATGTCCAGCTCCTCCCCCCAGAGTTGTCCGTTGGTGTCGTAGGTCTCGTCCCAGCTATCCCACTTGAGCCACAGCAGAGCGGAGTCTCCACCGTCTCTGGTGGTGACGGCGGTCAGCGCATCACCAACAATCTTTCCAGCAGTTGCAGCGGGCAGTCCGTCCTTCACGTCGAAGTCATCAACGTAGAGCGTTCCTGCGTAGGTCTCCACCCAAGCCAACCCGATGAACCCATCGAGTATCCCTTCAGGAGGAGTGACCTGTACCTCTAGCTTCGTCCATGTGCTGGCGACAACGTCAACCTCCACGCTGCCAAGCTCAGCTCCACCATCGGCTTGACTCACGGCCAGCCTCACCGTCGGTGAACCACCTGTTGGTGTCCACACCCACACCTCTGCTGTGTACGGTGCTCCGGCCTCGAACTCGACCGGCTGTCTGATTCCTACCGCTCCCGATGGTTGAGCAATCCCGCTCATTGACATGGCGAGCGACTGTGTTCCTGAATGGGCGATGAACGAGGAACCCTCGAAGACAGTCATCCACTCTGTGCCGACGGCCTCCCACGGGCCGACGCCGACGCCGAACCCAGTCATTGTGAAGGCGTCCAACCAGAAGACTTCACCGTTGGCCTTGCTGTGGTCGTCGTACTGGACGTAGAGATCAGTGTCGTACTGGTCTCCACCCCATGTGGCGTTCATGATGATCTCTTGCCACGTTCCGTCTGTGGCTCCAGTCTCGTACACAGCGTTGTCGAGCTCGGCTTGGATCTCTCCGTTGGTGTAGGTCTGGAAGTACGGTGACCCTGTGGCAGCGACTGTGCCAGCCTCTGCCCTGTAGTTCATGGTGATGCGGTCACCTATCGGTCCCGGTCCCTTGACTCGTGCACTGAATCCGTTTGTCTTGTTGGGGTAGACCCTGATGCCTTCCTGCTTGAGTCCACCGTGCACCACGGTCGGGTCGATGATGACGAAGTAGTTGCCCTCGTACGCATTGGCTGGGTTGTTGACAACGTCGAGTGAAGGGCCGGGGTCGTCCTCGTCATCAGGATCCTTGCCGAACACGGCCCACCCACTTGCGTCACCCTTCTCGAAGTCACCGTTGACCAGAGGAGACTGGATGGAGTCGTCAAAGCTGATGTCCTGAATGATGCTGGACCCCACCCCGTACACCCAGTCTGGGAATAGCGTTGCTGTCGCCCCCGGCGTCCAGTCCCACGGATACACGACGCCCTTCTCAAGTCCGTGCTCGATGTTTGGACCAGAGATCGTGACAGTGCCCTGCTTCCCCTCATCGAAGGTCACCTCGTCTGCGTAGAACGACTCGACGTTCTGGCCGTCCTGCCACACTCTGATCATGGAGCCTGAGTTGTTTTCTGGATCGATGAGTTCGTCAAGTCGATCGTACGATGCAGGCAGCTCAATCTGACCCTGACCCACGATTGAGATACCTCTGTTGAACCCTATGCGAGCCCACGGGAGGTCAGCGATCTTCTTTGTGAATGTCCCAGTTTCTGGCTGTGTCCAGACTTCTACGTTCTTGCTCATGGTTACAGCCATCCATCGAAGAAGTCGATGTCCACCGTTCCAGCTCCTGTGAGCGTGAAGTTGTTGACGCCGGGAACGAGCTCCATCCAGTAGCCCGTGTCTCCGAGAGTGAAGTCTGTGTCAACGTGGAGACCAGATCTCTTGATCGTGCGGGCTCCTGCGTCAACGATGGTGTTCGCTCCAGACACGATCTCAAACGAGTCGTCTGTGTCGTCGTTGGTGAGTGTTGCAATTCCGCTGAACGTAACCACGAGGTCGCCAACAGGAGCGTTGCCGCTGTTGGTCACAACGAACGTGCCGCTGTTGCCTGTGTCGCTCACAGCAGCTCCGTGCCAGAACGGGTACGGACAATCGAACTGCAGGGAGAGCTCTTTGTAGCCGGGACCACCACCAACATCGACAGCGTCAATCACCTCACCCTTGATGGTGCGAGTGGTTCCGTCCGGCATTGTGCGCACCAGTCCGATGCTGTCGTACACACCGCTGTAGAGGAGCCCGAGCAGGGAGTCTATGTTCTCCTGCAGATGCTCGTCTGGTGTGTTCGGTTGGAGCCCAGTGACTGGGTCGTACGGGAACACAACCATTGGAAGGATCAGTGATCTGCTGTTTGCGAACCTGCGGTTATTGACCCACTTGCCGTGCATGTTGGACACAACGACATCCTCACCACGAAACGCTGGATAGGAATCCCACCCGTCGACGCTCATGATCTCCCACCCCGGTGTTCGGAGTGATTGTCCTGCAACTGTCCATCCTGTAATAGCCATTATGTCCTCAACAGTTGTGAAGTCTTGACGATACCAACGGCACGCTGTGTGTCGCCAGTGAGATTGGTCGTGTTCGGGTTGAAGATGTTCAGGTTCACGTCGCCACCACCACCACCACCCTGTGTGCCGCCGTCAGGTCCGTAGCTGCTGCCGCCAGTGAACTGGATTGGACCAATGACTGGTCCGTCGATAGGTTGTCCGGTGATCCTTGCGATCTCGTCCATGACAGACTGCGCTGTCGTGACCCAGCCAGCAGACTTGCGGTCAAAGTTGATCTGCCACAAGGTAGCGACCCCATCACCGTTGGCCTGTGCCTCTGCCAGCAGTTCTGCGTACGCTTCGTTCATGGCGTTCTGCACACCTGCCATGATCTCGCCCTGATCCTGCTCCATGCGGGTAGCAACAGAGTTCTCTACGGCGTCCTGTTGAGCTAGAAGCTGCTCAAGCGCCTTCTCAAAGTTCTTCGGCCCCAGCCTTGCCAGCCACACCTGTTCACTAATGGGTGCCGCATCGAATGCGTCTACGAGCTCAGAACCGTCACCGACCTTGGCGATGAGCTTCGCTCGTGCGTCATCGACACGACCTAGGTCTTCCACAAATAGCTTGGACCCCTTCTCCCAAGCACTGAACGTCTGGTCAACAGCGCCCTCATAGATGCCGAGCAGTGGCATCTGGTTTGTGATCTGCGTGTTCATCTCATTGAAGTGGTCCGTGATGTACTGTGTTCCTGCGTCGAGGATTCCGTCAATCCCGTTCTTGAGCTCTGTCAAGTTGCTGAGCTGTGTGTCCGTGAGCTCGATGATCCCCGGCATCCTTTCCACAAATGCGATCCCGAACGTCTCGATGTCAGATGCGAGACCGCCTGTGAGATCCTTCGGTATGTGGGGTTCTATCTCCACGTCACCCAGCGCATTCAGTTGCTCTGCAACCTCTGGAGTGATGGCGTTGACAAGCGTGAGCTGTCTTATCAACTCAGCAACAGGGTCGTGGGAACTCGATATGTCACTCGTACTGAGTCTCAGATCTCTACCAGAAGCCTCCTCGATGGACAAAGCCAGTTGCTTGATCAGCTCGTTGGCTACGAACACGTTCTCTATGCCAGCAGCATCCTCATTCAGTTGCTGGAAGAACTCGATCGTCTTACCGGCCTTGCTCGCAGCGACGAATCCATCTGTGATCTGGGCGACTGTGTTCTCTATCTGAGCGTTGAGGACGTTGCCGATCTTATCCACCTCTGTGCCAACATCTCTGTTCCAAGTCGTTATTTGGTCACTGAACGACCCCAGCAGCGCATCGAAGTTGTTAGCAGACTCAACCTCATCGAATGTGATGGGTATCGCCAGTCCCGATCCCTCAAGCAACAGCTTGACGGCACGAAGAGCTTCGTCTGCAGAGGCACCCTTGAGCTGCAGGTCTGCAGCAATCGAGATCAGGAACCTCTTCGCTGCGAGGTTGCCGAGCGTGAGCTGCACCTCCTGTAGCTTGCCAACGAGGTCACCGTTGGTCAACAGGAACTCATCAAGAGAGGACACATAGTCCTCCGTTGAATCCTTGCCGAGCTCCATAGCGTGGGTGGTTGCGCCAACAGCGACAGCGAGACGTTCCACTCCGAGGGTGAACGTCTGCTCAGCGTCAAACGCTGCTTCCATTGAGTCCTTCCACCGAGACCAAAGGATCACAGCACCAGCAACGGCAGCGGCTACCGCCAGTATGACGACTGTCACAGCAGCGATCGAGCCCAACGTGGTCTGCATGGTGACTCCCAGAGCCTGAATGATCCTTCCTAGCGCACTGGTGGACGTTGCCGCCGCTGCCATCTTCGCACCAGCAAGTTGTATGGACTTGCCCCAGAGTCGCATGTTGAAACGTAGGTCGACAAGCTGTCCTGACAGAGCCTTGAGGATCACCTTCACTGCTGACAACTTGAAGAACAAACCAACCAGTTTCCCAAGCGGGAATAGTATGGCACCGATCAATCCAAGCATTGCGCCGAACCCAACAACAACGGTTGCTATCGCTGCTGCCATCTGCCTGAACACTGGGTTGTCAAATGCCTTGAGCACATGTGTGAACGTGTCAGCGAAGTTGGATACGACAGGAGTCATCTTCTGGAAGTTAGATGTGACTGAGTTGATGATGTCTGTGAACATGTCGACCACTGGCTGAGCGAACTGAGCGCCGAATGACCCGAAGAGGTTCCCCATGCGGTCGAACGCCTCGGTGAGCTTGCCAAAGGAACGAGAGATCGTACCGTCGATTATGTCGAACGCATTCTGTGCAGATCCTGCGGAGTTCTCCACTGAGTTGAGCACGGATGCAAACTTCTCTGCGTTCTCCCCGGTCACACCGAGGATCGCTGACACACCCTCGGAGGTTCCGATGAGCTCCTGCAGCTTGGAGGTAGACCCACCAGCAGCAGAGACCACTTTCTCGAAAGCAGCCTGCAGACCGATGACAGGGATCGCTGCCTCAGCAGTCTCGAAGCCCACACGCTGGAAGATGTCGTTGAGCTCGTCCGTTGGACGGAGCAGTCCTGTGATAGCAGCACGGAGGAATGACACAGCCTCGGAAGTCTGCAGACCGCTGGTCGTGAGCTGGCCGACGATTGCGAGAGTTTCTTGCAGACTGGTTCCTGCGTTAGCTGCGAGTGGAGCAACACGACCGAGAGCTTGTGACAGTTCACCGAACGTGGTCTTGCCTCGTGCGACCGTGGCGAAGAACTGGTCTGCCACTGTTCCTGCGTCGGAGAACTCAAGTCCGAATGCGTTGATCGCCGTGGTGATACCGTCGACAGCAGTCGTCAGGTCAGCCGTCTTGTCCGCTGTTGCAGCGAGCTGTGCCACGTTGAGGAACTCAAAGGCGTCACCACGAGGCACACCTGCTGAGATCGTCTGGTATAGACCATCCGCTATATCTCTCTCAAGACCGCCTACTTCCTCAGAGACCCTTGTGATCCCCGCCGACATAGCATCGAACGTCTCATCAACGAGAGCTGGTGCTGTTCCGAACAGGGTCAGCGTCTCTCCGATCGCACGCTCCAATCCCTGCCACTGTGCGATGTTCGCTGCGGCAGCGATGGCAAACGGGATCGTGAACCGCTTGAACAGTTCCTTGCCAAACCCCTCCATTGCTGCGCCGAGAGCAGCGCCAGTTGACGTGATGGCATTGCCGACGCCTTGCTCCAGTGCCTTGCCGAAGTCACCAAAGTTAGCGCCCACCTCGATGAACGCTGTTGCGAGCTTGCTGCCTGCTGGTGATGCCATTACGTTTCGACTCTGTTTCCGCCTGCGGACTTGCTGCCCGACAGGAGCTCTTGGGTAGTGATTATGTCACGACTGTCCGGTGCTTCACGTCCAAGTGCTTTGTCCCAGTCGAATGAACGAGAGATCTCCCCTGCGGCACCCTGTGCTTCGTGCACGGCTTGCTCGTAGTGGGAACGTCGACTCCCTCCCTTGGCATGGTGCTCAGGGAGAGAGCCTTCGCTTGCTTCTTCGCCATCAGTCCAGTTGAAGATGTGATGAAACAACACGCTGAATCTACGCCATGACATGTTCCAGAGCTCGTCTGATGTCAGGTTGTAGTTCATCTGCATGCTCGTCTCGATCTCACTCCATTGGGTGAGAGCTCCCCGCCAGCGGTTGAGCCACTGCCGGTAGGGAATCAGTTTCCCGATTCGCCCATCTGCAGATGCTCTCCGAGGTACTCAACGAGTTCCAACAGGAAGCCTGCATCGAGCTTGGAAGCACGAAGCGCCTTGATCAGTCGTTCGTATTCCTTCTCACCCAGAACCATCTCGATCAGCATCGGGGTCGCACTGAGATCTCCTGCTTTGCGCATCCACACCAGTGTGTCGCCTGCGTTCAGGTTCATGTTGGCAACGAACTCTTCGCTCTCAACTTTGAACCCAATAGGGGTCTCGTTCACTTCCCGCTCTACTGCGTCGAAATCCTTGTACGGATTGTCTGTCATGAGGCTGTCCTTCTTTCTTGTTGGATGACTTAGACCTCGAACTGCTCATCGATACGGAAGATGTCGTTGGCGGCACGCTTGATGGCCCTCAACTCAACTCCGACCAATGATGGGTTCGCACCTTTGGTATGTGGGATCTCCACCTCGGCAACCGAGACCACGAACGGGACGTACGTCATGCGGACGCACGGCAAGCTGGTGGTGTCGTTGTCGTCATTCTTGCCTGTTACGAACAGAGCAGAGAAGTACGAGAATGCTGTCGACTGTGGTGGGCTGTAGTGCCGAAGACCGGGAGTCGTGTCGGCTACGCCAGCACTGTCCTCAGTAATCGTTCCACCTGCGAGAGCGATCTGGAGGTTCTCCAGCGTGAACTGCGCCATGACTCCACGCAGCGAGTACTCCGAAGAGTCCTTGATCGTTGCGATCGGGTCAGGTAGTTCCGCAGGGGTCCAGAACGAGAACTCGTTCGATCCTACGAGTGACCATCCGTCTTCGGAGTAGCCAACGTCGTCCCAGTTTCCACCGGGAGCTGTATCAATTTCCATGTTCTCATCGAACGTAGGGGGCGATTCTGGTGTCACAGCAGTTGATGGTGCTATGTAGAAATACCCCGGTCCCAAGAGAACTTCGTTCTCATTCCGTGCCATCGGATTCATCCTCCGTGTCGTGGTCTTCGTCGGCTATGAAGAAGTCGGTTGGGGCTTCATCCACCACAACCGGAGGCACATCTACTTCTATCACAGGCGAACCTTTGTATTGGTAGCGTAGCAGCCCTTCAACCGCATCATCCGCAACTGTTGTCCAGTTCTTCGTGATCGTGAGGTCATCGTTGATGACCTTGGCGTCTAGGCCACGCACGCCGGGACGTATTCTTGCTTTCACCATGTATGGCTCCTTACTCGGGTACTGCGACGACGATCGAATCCATCCAGAAACGTGCGCCGTCAGTGTCGGGATCCTCAAGTTGCTGGATCCCTTCCAGACCTTGAATGCCACGCAGGGCACCCTTGCCGGGAATCTTTACCTGCAGTGTGCGCCGGATCTCCAGCTCCACTGCTCGAATGAGCTCGTCGGCTGGCTCCCAGTCTGGTGAGCCGTTGGACTTGACTCCGCCCCACGCATCGAACTGCATGCGAGCACGATCGAGCGCAGCCTCTGGGGTCATGGTGACTCCCACGATCCTCTTCACTGTGAGCCACGGGTAGAGCTTGTCGTCATCGTTCTTTGGCATTGTTGAGCTGATGCCCTGCGCCAAGGCAGCTACCTCTGGCACGGCACGCATCCAATCAACGACCATGTCGACTACCGACGGGATCTCTTTCGCCTCTGGGAGAATACTTCTTGTGACCATGTGTTATCCCGCCTTCACGAAGCGTCGTATCGCTTCCATAGCTGGCCGCAGGAACGGCTGTGGTGACATGAACCTAGTGCCGATCTCTTGGAAGAGACCGTAAGTCACGTTGGTGCCGATACGAACGTATCGATGGAGTGGGTCGTACTGACCGAGCTCATGTGTGATCGATCGACGGAGATTGCCAGTGTCCACACGGACGTTCTCTTTGGCAGACTTCTCCCCGACCTGACCGATACTTACCAACGCCTTGGTCACGTCTGGGCCACCAGCGAGACGTTGGATCGCTGCGTCGTCAATTTGGAGCTCGTACCGGATGCCGCCTGCCTCTGCCATCAGATGCCTGCTTCCGTCTTGAGCTCAGCCACGGAGAGCTCGTGCTCCTCGCACAGAACCTCCCAGTGGTGAAACGACTTGCGCCTGAGCGTGGTGAACGATGCGAACCGTGTCACCACGAGAGCGAGTGTGAGATCAGCGTCCTCGAACAGAAGTATGTCGCCGGTCTCGAATGAGGCAGTGTGGTCGAAGCACCAGATGTCCCAGTCTGCTGACTTACCTTCTGACCATTCGACTCTCACAACGAGGTCGTCGTCCAGAACGGAGAGGGTTACGGTCTCGTCTCCACCCCAGTTGTCTTGGGTGCTACCGGGGCGTAGTTGTGTCGATGACCGATCTGCGGTCAAGCTGAGCGATGATGCTGTCATGTTGTTCGTCCTCCAACTCCAGAACAATCACAGACATCCTATCAGCGTAGTTTCGTAGATCGGCATCAGTCCACCAGTCTGGGAAGACGATGACCTTCGGCCTGAGCAGTGAGTGGTAGAGAACGGGGCTCGCTCCGCCGTGGATGTTGGAGTCCACGCCCTTGTGGTATTCCATGCGGTCGTTCATCCGCTGGATGGCGATCTCACGGTCTCTCGTGGTTGCGTAGATCCTGAGCGTCTTCATACTGGGTCAGGATCCTTGAACGGGCCAGTCACACTGGCGACTCTTCGGGCGATGGTCTCAGCGAGATTGTCGTATGCCAGATCCTCGGGGATGGCGGCATCGAGTTGGCCGACGTAGCTGTCTAGCTCGGCCTGTGTTGCCACGGCGAAGACCGACCCACGGATGCCACGCACGTTCCTTGAATGAACGTCAACCTTGTCGACGTTTATCGAGTTTGAGTCGGGCATCTCTGATCACCTCCGCCAGTTGCTTCGCAGCCGTCTTTGTGTCGAGACGTGGGTCGATGGTGACCACGAGCACAGGAGATCTCCGAGGTTTGCCGTGTGGAGCCTGCTGGACTCCCGGCTCATCGGTCGGTGTACCTTCGGTGGGAAGTCCGGTGGGCGCAGCGAGAGGATCCACCACGAACTCGTGGAGTGGTCTACCTGTTACGGGGTCTTTGGTTGTCATCGTTTGTTAATCCTCCTGAGATCTCCCCAGAGACCCCACTCTTTGCCGTCACGCCACATGCCCCACAGAATCTCTTGCAGTTCTGCGGGGGTTGCGGCACCTACTCGTGCTCCCCAACCTTCATCGAAGAGCTCCCTTACTGTATCACCAATGATAGGTCTGAGTCCAGCCCCAACTCCAAGTATTCTTGGCTCGTCGCCCTTGTACTTTCCCTTCCCCGCTGCACCGATACCGTCGAGCGCCATGTCAGTCATGTGGAAGTCGACCGTCACGTCTCCAATGCCAGCGATGTTCTCTGGGTCGATGATGTTGTTGTAGAACGATCGCACCTTTGAGTCTCCCAGTACCTGTTCGATAGAGAGTCTCCCCTGCATGGACTGGAGTGCAATCTGGAACTGCGGGTAGCCGTACTGTGTTGCGAAGCTGTAGCCCTTGCCGGTGCGACCGAGCCCCTTGGAGTTGAGGATCGTCAGAACGTGCATGATGTACGCACCAGTGACAGGGTCATACTGGTTGACCGATCTGTTGGCCTTCACGATCTTGGACATTGCCACGAACCCATCGGCTCTCTCTGGCTTGTCGAACTTGTGCAGGTACCGATACGCTTGCCCACCCTTGTCCTCAAGCGACGTGCCGAGGAACTCACGAACCGCCTTGGCCTCAGCTCTGGTCAGGACGTGTCCTGTGCCGCCATTCTCAGCGACCATCTGAGCCATGAACCGAGCGATCCATAGGTTGGCGTCCGCATCGAGACCAGCAGACATCCGAGCAGCTCCAGCGATGATGGCAGGTGCCGGAACTCCGGTCTCCAGAGAGACATCCACGAACTCGTCACGCCAGTGTGTGTAGAACCTGTACTTGCCTCGGAGGTCTTGGAACTCACGCCCGTCGGACAGGTTGATCAACCGCTCCGGTGGTGACGTGGTGTTGTGCTCCTCGAACGTATCAAGCACATGGATGAGTCTCTTCTTGATGAGCTCAGGTGTGAGCTTCTCTGGGTTCGCTGCCTTGATCGCAATCTCTTGGACGAGTGCGGCCTTCTTCATCTTCGAGTAGCCCTTGATCCCGAGCTGGCGTGCTTCCTCTCTGAGCTTGCCAACGGTCAGCGACTCAAGCGCCTCGATCTCCGCATCGGTTGCCTCTTTGTAGTAGGCGTCCAACGAGTCGATCAGCTTCTTCTGTTGTACATCATTGAATGCTTCGAGTGAGATCGGGAAGTAGTCGCCCTCTTCATCAGCGAGAACTTCCAGCACCTCTTTCGTGTCGACTGTGCGCTTGGTTCTGACAGCACCCACACGTCTCTCTTTGGCGAGGTACTCCTCGAACGGGTCATCTGGGTAGTGACGTGACATCCACGTCGTGAAATCAGGTGCGTCGTCCATGAGAGGTATCTCTTCAAGGGCATCAAACCCGAACATTGCTTTCTGGTGCTCAATGAATCCGTAGTTGGCAGCGTCAATGCGGTCGTCAAACAAACGAACGATGTCAAGATAGAAGTCTCCTTTGTCATCCAACCAACCGCCGTACCTGAGCTCTGGGTTTTCCTCAAGTAGCTTCCTGTGCTTGACAAGGAAGGCGTTGAGAACTTCCTCTGATGGGTCATCTCCTGCGGGGATGATCTCCTCGAACTGTCGAAGTGCGACAGAGTACCCTGTAGTTGGAGCAACACCATCAAGGTCTAAAGTGAATCCGTCAGCCTGCTCTCTGACCACTCGTTCCACGTCGATGTTGATGCGCTTCCACAGAACACGAACCCCACTTCGTTCTTTGGGGATGATCTTCTGGGCACGAGGGTCGAGCGCCTCGCTCAGCCAGAGTTGGAAGTCGATACTGGTGATGTCAAACGTGGGTGGCAGTTCGTCAACGACAGGATTGAACAGTCTGGTCACAGCGGACTTGTCTATGCCGAGCTCGTCTGCCACGTCACGAGTGGCCTGCCTGAACTCTGTGGCGTCGTCTGCCATGCGTGTCGAGACCCTTGCGAACACGTCTGCAACGAACTCATCAACGGCGTCTGTGTCGCCACGCTGCACTCCTGCGTACGCCCGACTGATCCACTCAGGTACATTCTCTGAGTCATCGAGCAGGTGAGACGCCTCGACCACTCTGTTCGTGTGGATGACATCCTCGATCAGGTCAGCCCTTGTCTGCACGAGAGCGTCGAATGCATCTTCGTACTTTGCGAGGTTGATGTCCTGAGGAACGAGATCCAATGCGAGCTGATTGAGATCCCCCCGTGTGACCACGTCGGGGAACTCGTCAGAGAGCTTGCGTGCCACGTCTGTGAGTATCACCGTGCGCTGAGCATCCAGCATCGTCTCTCCAACAGAGTGACCAATCTCGTGGCGGAGCAGACGAACAAACGGATCCCAGTCAAGGTCATCGAACGCCTCGTACGAGTGCTGGCCCGCAGGGAGCCTGAACGCTGACACTCCCCTCACGTCCTCAACAGGCAGATCAAAGATCTCAGCGAGAGTGACGTGTAGATCCTTGGTCTCTGGATCGAAGTACCCGAACGCCGGTTTGCCGTCGGTGGTCTCAAGCATGTTGAGGTGAACCTTGACGCTCCTCGGTCGGAACTGCGCTGGGATTCTAGACAGCTCGGCCTCGATGTACGGCAGTGCTGACTGCTCTGCGATCTTCTGAGCTCTCAGCGAGGTTATGTGCTCGGCGTCGTCAACGATCCTGACAGCGTCGTCCACAGATCCCACATACTCCACAACAACTGTGGACTCTTCGATACCCACCGGCAGTCCGATTGCATCCAGCTTCACGGTCTCTCTGCGAAGAGGAGTTAGGTCGACTACGTCAACCTGAGAGACGTGTGTGATCTTCTCCGATACCTCGTCTGCGAGATCGGCCATGTCTTTCAGCTCAAGAGCTGGTTTTCTGTAGACGATGTGCTGCTCGGGATCGAGAACGTCGACCCTGCCTACCGCTGGCATGTCGTTGATGTCGAGCTTGTGGCCGACACCCTCAAGCCAGTGCACCCTCGTGTTGCCTTGCGTGTCTTCCGCAATGTTGAACACTGTGCCGACACGCACGTTGCCGTCTATGTCGGTGAGTGACATGGCCTCACCGATGGTAAACACGTCACCGTTTGTGTTCACATGTCTGGTCTTGGTTCCAGATGTGTTGATGACACCGCCGTCAACGTACCGGGACACACGGAGCTTGAGGAAGTTGAGTGCGTAGTCGACAGCTCCACCGACGCCCTCAACGTCAGATGGGAACTCGGCCACTCCCCAGATCTCTCCGATCTTGGCCTTGATGAGGCTGTCGTCTGACACGTCACCGAGTGCTGCCTCGATGTAGGCAACGAGCTCGTCGTGGAGCTCCTGTCTTGGTTGGTTGAGAATCTTCTGCACGAGAGCAAGCTCTGAGTCCGTGGGTGTGATCGACGGTGCATACTGCTGATGGCCGAGCTGCTGGTACCACCCGACACGACCGTACGGAATGGCGACATCCATGATGTCCTTCGGATCTCCAGTGAGCTCCAGACGTGGACCGGCAGATTCCCTAAGCACCAGCGGGAAGTTGTGCCCGTCCACGTCGAAGATTACATTTGTCAGTCCTCCGTATGGATCCTTGCGGACTGGATCGAAGGCTGGCATTCCGGCGTAGGTCTCGAACTCAGCCTGCGTGATGTTCCCCAGTCGCACAGGCCGGTCGATGGTGGACACCACGTCGTCTCCGACGAACCACTCTTCACCCAGCTTGTCGGCCAATATATACATTGGTCCGTCCTTCTGGTCAGCGTCGAATCTGTTGCCTCCTGTGTAGAACCCGAAGCTCATCTCACGGTCGATGATGATCTCTCCAGAGTCGTCAAAGGCGTCCATCATGACGTTGCCGAGGTGGTTGTCGGACTCACCAGACACGAGGTCAAAGAAGTAGACACGTCTCGCAGAGATGTACTCGATCTCTGTGTACGGATCGAGATGGAACCACGGAACAGCGTCATCGATGTAGGGAAGAACAGCGATCGCCTCGTCTGGGTTCAGGGACATGACCCTCACAGGAGGAACGCTCACGGTGCCGAGCTGCTCGGCCATCCAGTTCGTCATGATGTACGAGAGCGTTGCATCCTCTGGATGAGTGTGACCAGCAGTCGACGCCAGCTTCTTGATGAAGAGCTGAGTCCCTGCCACCTCATCCCACACACTGTACGTCTGTCCGTTGACTCCCGCAGTGCTGAGAAACTCCACGTTGGCCTCTCCATACAAAGAGACCAGCCAGCGATCAAGGTTCGTATACCCTACGACAGATCCCGATCCTGCTGCTCCCTGTGCGAGGTCGTCAACGAGATCTCTGTACCCGATCGCCACGATCACAGGGTTCACATCTGAGCCGTAGACCGAGGCTAGTCGTCTGGTGATCAAAGACGGCACAGTGTTGTCATCGATGAACTTGGCCCACACCTCGGGGCTGTCTACGAACACCTTCACTGGGCTGATCCACTTCAGAACGTCCTCCATCCACCCACCAACGATCTCGTCAACGATCTCTGCGCCGCTGTTCTTTCCTCTGACTGCGAGACGGTACACACCGTTCTGGTCTTGGAAGAGACCGTTGAGCAGGTTGACGAACGCATCGAAATATGACGCTGGATCGTCAGTGAGCTCAGTCAAGTAGGAGGCAACCGCTGGGTTGTATTTCTGTGCCGTGAGTGTGAACTTGAGCCTCTCTGGATCGAGGGTGTCCAGAATCAACTGGTACATCTCAGACTCAGGATGGTTGCGCACCTGACGAAAGAAGTCAACGTAGTCACGGAACAGGATGGTGTTGAACATTGGAGCAGACTTGACCATGTTCCCGGCCAGTGTGTCTGCAGCGGCTGTGTAGTTGTCAGGGTCGTACAGCGCAGAGGCGTGTGCTGGGATGTCCTTGCCTGATGAGACCGCCATTGCGAGTTGACGCTGCCGTGGCACACCCTCGAACGTCTCGATCTGGTGGAGAACCTGACGCTGTGTCCTACGCACGTCGTTAAGTAGCTCTGCCAGCCTGCGACGAACGAACGTCTCATCACTCAAGTCGCTGGTCGACAGACCGTATCTCTGCAGGAAGTCAACAAACGCCTCAGGAGCCTCGGCCAGTTTGATCTCGTCGCCGAGCAGCAGAGCTGCAGTCCGGCTGATCCTGTCGAGGTCTCGGAAGATCTCCACCAGCTCGTCGTGTGTGCTGTTGGATGCGGCAAGGTGGAGACGCTTCACATCCTTAAACTGGTTGAGTAGGAAGTCTGCGGATCTGAACGCATCGGTGAACTGCTCACCATCTCGCACTCTGAGGAACGTCTCTGCTGTGAGTTGCCCGAGGTGGTTCATGTCGACTACCTGTGTGACCAGCGGACCAATCCACTTGAGCCCTCCGACGTGGTTTGTAGTCTCGGCCTTGATTGCCCACACGCCGGACTCAATCAGTGCACCGACACGAGCCAAGTTGTCGACCACACGTCTAACCGCTGGATGGTAGTCCGTCCCGAACGCAGCTTGGTTAGCCTCGACCATTGCCTTAGCGATTGCGTCCAGCACCTGCTCTGGTCTGTTCATAGCACGGAGCGTTGCCCTGTTCGGAATCTTCTGTATGAGTCCAGCGGCATAGAGAACGGGATCGATGTACGACTCTATCCAACCATCAACCTCTCTCAGCCCTAGGTGCGCAAGGCCGGTGATGAACTCATCGACCAGAGGCATCGGGAACGTGCCCACCTCCACGAGCTCCCACGCCAACCGTGCGAGTGTTGAGGAGATGTTGACTTCGCCGGTCCTGTTGAAGTACCTGAGTGCAGCGAGAGCTCCAATGCCGAGCTCGGCCCTGTCAAACAGCACGAGCCCTTTGGTCTCGGTGTCACGGTTCACGTCACCTGTGCCAGAGACTGCAGCGAATGCACGGACGCAGTTCGGGTGTGCGATCGGATGGTTCATGGCGTAGCGCAGTGACCATGTCTCACCGTTGGCCTTGGCGCACTCGTCGTCCTCCACACCATCGAATACCTTGACTCTGCGCACGCCCTCTTCGGCGTACTTGTTGAGAGTGCCAGAATTGTATGCGTTAGCGGACTTCGTCCGAACGAGCATGCGTGTGTAGTTCTGCATCTGCCAGTGGTTGCCGCCACCATCGATGATCTGCAGCTTGGGGTTGTCCTCCCAGATGTCCTTGGTCAGCGACCGAGCGACCTTCTTTGGGTCAGCCTCTCCAGTGAGCAGCGCCTGTGCGACCGACGATCGTGTGCGTGCCTGCAGTGCAGCGATCTCCTCGATCGAGAGACCTTCGTAGAGCTCCTGCAGGTCGATGGTGTCCGTGAATCCTTGCCGGACGCCCTGCAGCCTCGTGGCTACATCGTCGTACGCATCGAACGAGATGATGTCGAGAGCCTCACGGTGTGGAAGTGTGAAGTCGAATGACGCACCGTTGACCTGAGCAGCTCCGGCGAACCACCCAGTCTGGTAGAAGCTCCTGACATCACGATCAGCCCATGTGCTGACGCTCTTGTCGAGACCGAAGAACGACTTGTCCACCTCACGCTTGAGCTCACGGTACCTCGCAAGGCGTTGGGTCTTGCTCAGATCGTGGTCAGGAAGGCGCTCGGCAGCAGCGATCGACTCGTCCAGAGTCTGCTGTGACTTCTGGATCTCACGCAGAATCCACTTGAGTCTGTCGTCATCTGTTCCGGGGGCTCGGTAAGGCATGAGCCCAGTCTAAGCGGGATACGCTGCGGTATTCGTCCAGTAGGTTCGTAGCCACTCGTCGTGCTCCATGAGCTCGGCCACTACGCCACCAGTTCCCTCTGCGTAATCTGGCACCAGTTCCATCCAGAGACCAGCGGCGTAGTCCGTGCCCTGTTCCTCTTGAAACTTGCCCTTCCAGAACTGGTGCATAGCCATGCTGACTTTGTACTGCTCTGTGGGACCACCGTATGACTCCGAGGTGTTACCGATCGACATCGAGATCGCACCCTCAGGGGTGTCCGCTGCCTTCAGGAGCCAACCGAGTGCGGTCGCTCCGAAGACGGAGTCGTTGTTGAGCTTCATGAGCTCACCGATGTCCTCGTCAGAGAAACGGTTGTCGATATTCTCTTCAACCTGATCCCTCAGGTACAAGCGCACCTGTTCTGTGGGCGTCATGTTTCCTCCGACAGGCTGGACGGGGAGGGCCGAAGCCCTCCCACAACCAGCATCGTGTTATTCGGTCTCTTCCTCGACCACTGCCTCTTCGGTGCGATCAGGCACCATGTCAGCCGTGATTTGGAGCGGACCATTTCCTGCGCCAACTGCGTCAACAACTAAGCTGCCGCCGTCCTCGTTGGTTGCAACGTCCGTGGCTTTCACCATGTTCGCTTCATCCCAAGGTTCTGGGTAGTTGGCGTTGGGGTATCGTTCCCAACTCATGCTAGGTTCACCTCCCAGACGGAGCTCTCTGGCACTGCGAGGAGTCCTCGACGTGCACGACCGACCATCTGTGCCGCAATCAAGCGGGAGAGGTCGGCAGGTCGCTCAGTGTCGACACGAAGGTCGTGCTTGATGTACTCGAAGAGGTTTTTCTTCGGCTGAATCAAGAGAACCACGTCGTCAGCAAGTCCACCGTACGCCCACTCAAGGTTGCCCATTTGCATGGACGCTCCGTCGTAAGCGATGATGGTGCTGATCTGGTTCACACTCGGGTTCGGACCTGCTGTGTCGGACTGACGTCCGAGGAACAGGTCTGTTGCGTTGGTTCCTGCACCGATGGCAGACGTGTTCTGAATGAGCGCAAGCGCATCGTTCAGTTCGTATGCCGTCGCAAGGTTGCAAAGAGCGATGGTCGGACGGATCGGAGCCTTACGGCCCAAGTCGTCTACCTTGCCCGCTGCATCAGCGAGAGCCTGACGGAGTGTCAGACGGATCGCTTCCAGACGGTTACCCGAAGGTGCCACCTGAAGAGCGGTCGTGTTGGTCGTGTACGTGAAGTCGATCAGAGGAGAAAGGTGCAGGTGGTTGAGCAGTGCGTTGTACGCCTCACCCATTGCCACGCTTGCAGACTCTATCTTCCAACCTTCGTCGTACACCTCAACATCCTCGTCCCACTCGAAACCAGCCGAGTAGGTGAGAATAGGAACCGTTGGTCCCTGCTCAGTGCGTGTCGTTCCGAAGCGAACTTCCTGACCTTCGAGATGGTTCAAGAAGACAACGTCTGCTCTGACGTTGCCAATTTCGCTCTGGAGGAACCGAGGGAAGTTCGCATTGGTTTGCGACCGATAGATCGGCTTGTAGAGAAGTGGAACTTCATCCTTGCCGCTCTCGACCTGCACCGTTACGTACTGCATCAGCTCTTCGACCATGTTTCCAGTGCCTAGGAACTCACCGACTGGCTTGGTGAGGGCGAGCTTCCGTAGTGTGCCGTCAGGCCCACGGGGGATCTCAAAGCGGGTACCTTCGGTACCGAACTTCGCTGCTTCGCCCACGGCGTACTGGGTGACAATCTTGTCACCACGCCGGTTCTGTTCGATCATGTAATCGCTCGTGATAAGGCGTGCCATGTGTTACGCCCTCCCGCTGAATGCATTGGGATGGATAATTGCCCATCCGAACCCACCAGCAGCAGCCACTGCACGAGAGACGGTACCCACAGGCACGTCCCACGGAGCGGATCCAGCTATGTCATCGAAGACAGTCCCATCGAAATAGATGAGATCTCCGACTGCGTAACCGCCGCCCTTTGCAGGTAGCTGCACCTCACGCTCTTCCTGAGCGATCGACACGGACACCTTCTCAGTGTCAGCAGCATCGGCATCGGCAAAGCCGAAGATTCCGCTGATGTTCACTGGGTCATCCTTGCTGATCGGCCCACCAGAGTCATTGGTGACCACGAGAGACTGACCGTCTGAAACTTTATGTCCCATTTGTCCTTCTCTTCCTTACTCCCAACGAGTGCCCTGACGGGCCTCGTCGCTGTCTCCCGCACCACCACTAATCACGGGGATGGTCTTGCCATCCACGAGAGTCTTGATGTACGGCTGTTCAAGAAGCGAGCTGAGTTCCCCAGCAAGCTCCTCGTCTGTGGAGCTGGAGTTGTCGGCTGTGAGCAATGCGTGCCTCACAGCTTCCTTCGCCATCTCCGCAGTGATCTCGGAACCGTCTATGATCGACTCGACACGGGTAGCGAACTCGTCGGCCTTCGCCTTCGAGGTCAATCCTCGTACCGCTTCGACCACGGCGTCTGGATCAACATCGTTGTCCAGTTCCAAGATCACTCGCATCTCGCCAGCCAGTGCAGTGTCAGCTTCCACTGATGCCACACCCTCGGCACGGAACCCGTCTGCGATTGTCGCAGGCACGTCCTGTGCGGTTAGGCCAGCGATGACTTCTTCACGAGTCATCTCATTCTCCTTGGCTAGTTCGCCACTTACTCCGACGAGCTCCGTCTCCATACCAGCCCGACCCTTGGGGGTCCAGTCCAGTGACCAGAGATCAAAGTCCGTCACTTTGTTGGACGACTTGTCAATCTCACGCATCCCGAAGATGCTGACTGAGTTGACCATGTCGGCCCCTGCCTCGGCGAGCTTGAGCTGCGTTCGCAGGTCTGATGCGGTCGTTGGGATGTACCCCTTGACCGTAAGCTCACCCGTTCCATCGGAACTCGTGCCGAAGCGGGCTCCCACCCACGCCGTCACTGGCTCCCGATATTCTGTTTCCACGTCCTCTGGCTTCTGATGTCCCTTGTAGCCGGGAGGACGCTTCTCGTTGATCTGTTGTTCCAGCTTCTGCAGGAGGGCAGCGTCGTATTCTGGTCCCTTCCCTTGGTCGCCTCTGCTCGCACGAATCTTGACTGTCGCAAACACAGGGTCTGCGTCTACCAGCTTCAGAGCATCGAGATCAAACCCCGGTGCGAATGGGATCGGTGATGCCTCTACTTCTGCCGGAGTGAGAACTGAGATCTCACTCGACAACGCTGCGACCTGTCTCTCTGTCTTCATTATCTGTAGGCTCCATTGTTGCCATCAGTTGCTCTGCACGTTCTTGCTTCTCTGCAAGTTCTGCAGAGATCCTACCCTCTTCTGTCTTCTCATCGTCAACAGCATATGGAATGATGTCTCTGTTGAGCTTGCCGAGGATCTCTGTAGTGGTGATCTTGGACACGATTCCAACCTCGTTGAGAGCGATCAGCGAGTCCGAGAAGTTGCGGAATGCCTCACCCTCAGTCTTGAGATCTCGCATAGCGAGCTGATCCCACTCGACCGTCACACGCTCGGATGTGTTCGTCACGGTTTGGAGCATCATCCTGCCGATGAGCGCCCATGCGCCTTCGACCATCGTGCGCTTGCGGCCGACCTTGTGGACGAGCGGAGCGGACTGCTCACCTACGGATGCCTTCGAGCTGGCGATCGCACCGCCGAATGCCCATTCCGGTACCTCGGTCACATCCACGATGTTCAGGAAGATGAACTCCAGCAGCGTGTTGGTGTCGCCGAGGGGGGCAGACGCTTGAATGATCTCTGCGCCTTCTGCGTAGATCGAGGAGCCCGCCGTGTTGATTGACGGATCCCCTGACTCGAAGAAGAGCACGTCCTTGTTCTTGAATCGCAGACGCTTCTCATCGATCTCTGTGTCTGTGAAGTTGTTCTTGACGAACCGTTCAACGTCCCGAGCTCGCAGCACGAGCTTGGCAGTCGAGTGGAGTGCCGACGCTGATCCAGCGTGGAGCATCACGTCGTTGTAGAACTTGAGATACGGCTCAACGGGCTCAAGGTCAGAGCTGGCGTGGAGCTGGTGACGCTCAGGCTCGTTCTCCAACACAACGGCGGGAACGAATCCCATCGGGTTCGGGAACTCTCGTCGGGGGAACTCATCGTTCTCGTACTTGAGCACGATGGTGTCAGCGGTCACTGTCTCGAAGAGCACAACCTCCTGTGGATTGCCACCAGAGTCGTACTGGATCAGGACGTGCTTGACCTTGATGCCTCGCAGTGCGTCGTTGTCCTCGGGGTCACCGATCGTCTCGAACGCCTCCGACGGAACGAGGGCGACTTCGAGATCCTTGTCGTCAGCTCCGAACAGTTTCTGGTACGCCGACGCTCTGTACTTTGGTCTGAGACGCAGCAGCACCTCACCATCACGGAGCGCCATCTTGTGCGCCTTGATGATGTTCCCGGCCTGATCCTTCGTGAACCGATCGAGCCACTCCTGCCCTTCACCAACCTTGTCCTCGGCCATAAGCCGAGGCACGCCCATGAAGCCGACCGGCACGTCAATAGCGGGTCGAGCGAATCCAGCGCCGAGCTTGTACCGGGGGTCTGTGTTGTAGTAGAGCTTGCGTGCGAGGTTGACGTCCACACGAGAGGAGTCCAGCCGGTAAGGGCTGGTGAACTCTGCCTGACCGATGTTGGGGAAGTCTCCAGTCTTCCTCATGTTGGTCATGTCATTAGGGTCGTAGGTGGTGATCACCCGAAGCTCGCTTTCGATAGAGCTTCTCGTACTCTATCAGTCTTGGTCTGTGGAACAGTTGCAGAGATCATAGCTGCTTCGCACGCCTTCTCGACTGCATCCAATCTGTCGTCGTGTCTGCCCTCATCAAAGTCGATCCACTGGTCGTAGAAGTTCTCGATCAGATCGTCGTCCGCATCAGGGAAGATTCCCGGCCCCTCTTCCACCACCAACACCCTCTCCACCTCGAACAAGTGGGACATCGTATCGAATCTGATGTGCTTGGATTTGGTGGTCGGTGACTTGTATGCGGGGATCGCAGTCTCGGACCAGATGTTCTGCTTGGCTGCAACCGAGAACGCCACAGCCTCGACTGCCACCCTGTGGAAGTTGTACTTCTCGTGGAGCTTCTGGAGCTGCTTGGTGCCCTCGGCGATGTTCCACTGCGCTGACCCGTACGTTGCGACGAGGTAGGCAGTGCTGGTCTTGCGGTCGACGCCAACCACTGCGATGGAGTACTCGTCTGGCTCGGCCTGTTCGGACTCGCCGGTCGCCGGATCCACACCTGCGAAGTAGATGAGATTCTTCCACGGCACGTCGTCATGGTGGACGTAGTGCAGGAGCTCGGCACCGAGCAGCTTGCCACCCTCGTCCTTGGCGTCGTTCATGTACTTACGAGCGAAACGTCGAGCTCCCTGCCTCTTCTGCGCCGTAGCGATTCTCTGCTCCGTCAGGAACAGGGGAGCTCCGACAGGACCGTACGTCCCATCGAGGTCACGAGCAGCGAGGTGCATGTGCTCGTATCCCTCAGAGCGTGAGAGCGTTGCGTTGAGATCTCGTGAGGTCTGCAGCGTGCCGTAGGACGCACAGACGCCACCGTCGACAACACGGTTCTCAACGATCTCCTGCCAGTTCTCCTGATCAGCTTGGTTCTTGAGATCGGATAGAGCTCGGGTCCGGTCCTGAACGTCATCACCCAGAACGAAGTCCAGACGTGAGCCCTGAATCGTGGTTGTGATACCTGCGGTCTGAATTGATGGATCCTTCGATCGTGATTTCCTCTCCACGAAGATCCTCTCGTCGGACCAGCCAGCAGACTCGTCCGGCCTGAGCTCGGGGAAGTCAGCACGGAGCAACTGGTTGTGCTCGATGTGCCACTTGATCGGACCCAGAGACTTCTGGGCATCCTTCACCCTGTTGCCCATGAGACAGATCATGGCCTCTTGATCTACGGCCAGCGCCCACAGAGGAAGAGTGATGGACAGCCACGTCGTCTTGGCGTGCTCGATTGGGATCCACGCAGTGCGGAACGATGTGACGGAGTCAGCCTTGGCCTCCGGTGATGAAGGGTTCGGATAGATAGCGAGGTTGGTCGGATCGAACCGAGACCCCTTCAGCAGGTGCTGAACCATGTCCTTCTGGAACTGCTTTGTTTCGATTGTCCAACGAGCGTCGTGCGGTTTGATGTACCGCTCCCCGAAGTAGATGGGGTCAATACGAGCTCTGCGAGCTTCGGGCGTCTTCGACTCAGGGTCGTGGTACGCCCTCATCCGAGAGATCACTGACTTCCCCGCCCGTTCCAAGGCGGTTTCTACCTGACTCAGGTCCGACAACGATGGTGACTGTGCGATCATAGAACGTACCTGCATCCCTCAAGAAGGGAGCGGGGTCTCCTCCTGCTTCGATTATGTGTTTCACAGCGAGCTCGTAGAAGTACTCGGCCCATGCCATGAACTCTGGTACCTCGATCGAGATCCTGCGCTTCTCTTGTATGTCATTGTGCTGCTTGATCATGTTGGCGACACGGGTCATGCTGGCCCCGATGTCGTTCGCCACTCGTGGAGTGATCTCGTCTTCGCTTTCCAGCATGGCGTCAGTCGCTGCGTAGATAGTTGCGATGGCCGAGGTGATGTCCATCATGCTCTCGTTCTCGAAGAACTCCTGCACACGAGGACCGAGCTTGTTGTGCTTGAGCAGCGAGAACGCTCCGGTCTTGTTGTTGGCGATCGATGCGTTGCCTCCGTGGGTTCGGCAGCGTCCCTCACCGAGGTGCACCGTGTCCCACCCAGCTCTGCGCTTGCACACGAGCGTGGTCGTCTCAGCGGCCTCGATCTCTTCTAGTGTCATGTCCTTGGTGCTGCGCTTGGCCCCGCAGATGGCGAAGCCCTGTAGCTTCTCGGTCTCGATCACCTTTCGGATCCAGTCCTCATTCCAGTCAGGTGACACGGTCGTGCCGTGCGGGAGTAGGTGACCGTAGCGGCCCTGTGCGTCTTGATCCTTCTTGGGTCCGGCCAACTGCACCTCGTCTGTGATCGGAGGGGGAGGCAGTGACGTAGGATCTTCTGTGTCTTCGAGATCGATGAATGGCTTCATTCGGGTAACTGTAACACTTACAGAGTCACCACGCACTCAATCTTTGCGCTACACTCATCAGATCGGTGATACTCCTATCTCACCGTGCGAACGAGAAAGAGCCCCGCCTTGAGCGGGGCTCTTCCTCGTCCGTGGCTACTGGAGACAGTCTCTCAGGAGAGCAGCAGCTTGACGGCCCTGTTGCGGGTGCGTGCTCCCACGCCTTCCCACGATCCTACGGCCTGCGAGGACTCGGTGTTTCGGCCGTCAGGATTGGCGAACCTGATGTGGTCGTAGTACTCACCGATGGCGTTCACTGCGCCCCACGCATTCCCCTCAGCAATGGTGCCCTTGATGGTGGGCGAGTCTGAGAAGAGCGACCGGATGGTTGTCTTGTGGATGTTGTCACGAGGACTTTCCTCCACAGTGTTGTCGAGAAGCTCGATGAGCTGCTTGTCATCGAAGACCGTTGCGAGCAGGAGCTCGGCGTTGATCTTCCAGTCATCGAGATACGAGAAGCTGAGATCCAGCGTCTTGCGTGCTTCCTCAACACGACCCTCGATCGAGCTCAGGTGACGAGCTGACCATGACTGGCGAGCAGATCCCCAAGCAAGGTTGAGCGTGTTCTGGCAGACCACTCGCACTGGGGTCACGTCGACCCTGACGGCCTTGGTCCCGTCGTGGCTGTTCGAGATCAGCAAGTAGATGTCGTGAGCTTCCTCACCACCGAGCAGGATGGTCTGTGGCAGCTTGGCCGTCGCCCAGACCCAAGCACGGTTCCTCAGGGATCCTGCAGTCGAGTACTTGAGACCCTGATCCACGAGGTTGTCCAAGAAACTGAACGCATTGGCGTTCTGGAACAGTTCGTACTTGTCACTCACTACTCTGGTGGCGTTGCCGATGAACTCGTACTGACCATCGATCTTCGCCATCGGGAAGTATGCGTTCGTCGGTTGGTCACCGAGTCCCGGCACCTCTGCGATGGCCGGAGCGAGAATTACTTCCCAGTCCAGACCTGCGGTCTTGAGTGCTTCGGCTGCGAGGAGTTCTTCCTCGACCACCGTTCCGAGTCCGTGCCAAGGTACCTGCCTTGCGCTGAACATCGTGTCGTTCAATTCGATTCCGTGTGACATGTGTGTCCTCCTATCGGTTCACTGTGTCGGGCTGATTGGCTGAGTGTATCACACTCTCTGACTGTTGTATAGAGGTTGCTGCGAAGTCGCACCAGTCGGCGTGATCGAAGTCTCGACGCTCGCACGTCGGGCAGGCGATGAACCGATTGCTGGTGCGGGTGATCATTTGGTTGCCGCCCTTTCGATTGCCTCGGTGACGCTGACCGGCCACTGGAACAGTGTCACGAGCTGGTGTGCGGTTTCGGCTGGGTAGCCTTCGCCGACCATTGCGATCAGGAACAGGGGAGCCATCTCACCGGAAGCCTTCAGAAGCTTGCCGAGGAACCCGAGCACGTTGCCGTAGTTGTCCTTGGTGGTCGAGATCTTGATGGCGTCGAGTGAGTCGACATACTCTTTGGCCTCTGGCCTGACAACGTCGACCGCTGCGTCGACCCTCTGCTCTACGGTTAGCTCGGTCATTTGGACACCACGATCTTTGGGATGTGGACGCTGCGGTGCTCTTTGGCGAGGAACTCTGCACCGTTCTTCGAGAGCATTTTCTCGCTGTAGTCGCAGGCTCCGCAGAGGACGGTCCAGCCGAAGCCTTGATCCACTGGGGTGTCGATCCAGATCTCTGGACGTTCGGTGGTGATATCGGTCATTTGGACACCACCTCCCACGTCATGCTGATGGGTTCGACACGGGCACCGATGTGCTTGGAGCCGTACTCACTCGTCCAGCGGAGGGTGATTGCGTAGTCCCGGCTGCCGATGACCTGAACAACGGCCACGATCTCTGCGCCGTCGTTGGCGAGGATGTCGCCTACTTCGAGCTCGTACGTGGCCTTGACCTGCGTCTTCGGTGCGGCCTCAACGACTTCTTTTCCTCCTATTAGTGGGCAGTCGTCGGTGCAGATGTGCGTTCCGTTGGCGACGGCTTGGGTGTGTGCTATCTCGTCTGCGAGGCGTTCCAGTGCTTCGTCTAGCTTCGTGGAATGGTTGTTCATGTGGTGGCCTCCTTGTGGCTGTTTCGGACTGACAAGTACAAAGTATCAAACAATTGCAGAGTTGTCAAGCCCCAATGTGGGCTTGACGCAGATTTCTTTCTAGCCGTGATACTCCCTTTCTGCGTACCTGCGGTTGAGCTCGAACCGACGATCCTTGATGTCCTCTTCTGTGGTCTTCGTGATGCTGTCGAATCGATCCGCTGAGACCGGGGTGAAGCCGAAGCTGTCGACCACCGTGTAGATCTCTGGAGTGCGCCACACTGAGCCGTCCTTGATGCTGGTGCGGAACCCGATGATGTCACCGATGCTCAGCGAGCGAGCCTCGAACTGGACGTTCCATTCGGAGCCGTCGACAGCGTTGTTGTCCCGATAGATGTCATCGAGGCTCGTGCGGTCGTCCGTGTGGTAGGAGTACTTCTCAACGAGGAGCTCGGGGAGAGCTGAGGTGTCCAGCGGGAAGACCATGCGTCCGTCTGCCTCGTAGCCGTGGTAGATGGTGACGGTGCTGGTCATTTGGTCACCGTCCCATTCTTGTTGTTGATCGTCAGGTTGAGCGTGTGACGCTTGGCGATCTTCACGATGTCGGCCTTGTATCCGGTGCTGTCGCCATCTCCGCAGTTGCAGTCGAACACCCAGCCGTTCTTTGCGCCGAGTCCAGCACCTTCCTCGAAGAACGTCTTTCCAACGTACCTGACGGTTGCAGCGTGATCAGTCGTGACCATGTCCTTGAGAACCCAGCCCTTACGTCCGAGGAAGTTGGCGAGCTTCTGGGCGTGTGCCCAATTGTCTGTTCTGCGAATCAGGGTCTTGGTTGAGTCCATGCGTGAGTAGGTGGTCTTGATGAACGTGTGGGTCATTTGATCTCCTTGATCGAGTCGGTGAGGGCCTCACCGAGGTAGCTGATTACGTCCTGAAGGGTCGCTGCGATTGCTGCGATTGTGATCAGGATGATGAGTGTGGCTGTGAGCATGGTTTCATTATGGGGGTAGACGTATCACAAGTCAAGCGATTTATCCAACAGTTGCAAAGTTTCTTTGGGTCCCGTTTTCGGCTAAGCTGGTGGGCCGAGCAAAGGAACTGGCAAATGCCTGAGAAGTGCGCCAACTGCGGCAACACTCACCTGCAGCCCGCTGGTACCTGCATGATCTGCCTCACCTGCGGAGAGACCACCGGCTGCTCATGAACTAGAGAGGGCTCCCATCACGGGAGCCCTTTCTTCTTCTTCTTCTTCTTCACCTCGCCAGATATCATCTGCAGGGATTCAGCTATCGAGACCATCAGCCTCATCTGGTAGTAAGCGAACCTGCTGGCTGGCCTCATCAAAGGCTCATTGTTTCGCATCCGATCGATCTCTGCCTGCTCGATCTCCCGACAGAGGCAGGAGTCCTCGAACGCATTGACCATCTCAATGGTGTGCTCAAGGTACGTCATACTGCACCTCCTGCCACCCAGCCTACTTCTTCTTCTTCCTGCGACCTGCACCTACTCGTCGCTTCAGTCTCGACTGAGATCTGATGCCTCTACGTCTTTTCTTTGCCACGGCTCATCTCCAATCTCGCCTCGACGTTTCGTCTGCGGCGAATCTCCTGACGCTCACGCTCCGAGGTGCCTCCCCAGATCCCGAACCGCTCCGGTTTCGTAAGGGCGTGTTCGAGACATTCCTCTCGGACTGGACACTGGTCGAAACAGATCGCCTTAGCCTCTTTGTTCGAGTCTCCACGAGAGGGGAAGAACCGCTCGTCGTACGACTGGAGGCAGGCACTCCTGTCGACCCACTCACGGTCAGACGTGCCCATACCCGTCGCACGCTTCACAACGGGTTTCTCCACCATTGGTCAGGCCGGTGCCCTTGCATTCGATGCACATCTGAACTGGTGGTTTTTCTTCTGGTTGTCGGAAGTCAAGATCGAAGATCGTGAACTTGGAGATCTCGTACCAGCTCACCATTTGCTGCGTGATCTCCTTCCCCTCGAACTCCCCAACCACTCCGAAGGGGGCCACGTTTATGCCACGCAGACCGTCTTCGGTTGACCACTCGATGTCGTCCTCACCACGAGTCTCGATGACCACACGAGATGGCCGCATATGGTGCTGGTGCTCAGTACTCATCTGTCTCCCCGTCCACGAGCTCGTACTGCTCCCTGCTTGCCTTCAGCATTGGGCCGAGGTAGTACCGCATGGTGTACAACGTAGCAATGAAGTAGGCGGCGGTTCCCATGAGGACTCCGATTACGATATTCATGTCGATGACCTTAGCACAACGCCCTCGACCTTGACCCTGTCCTCACCGAGGAACCGAAGTAAGTTGTTCAGGTCCCTCAGATCGATTCCGTAGTCAGCGAGCAAACCGCCCTTCACCAACTTACCGCTGTTGGCCCTGAGCTCGTCCAGAAACGCCGAGACGATGTCAGCTACCAGAGGTGTCTCCACGTCAGGGAAGTTCTTCACGGACACGTTCGCCACGAGCATCGTGAACCACGACAACTTCATGGACTGGGTGAGTTGACTGTCCTCAGACTCGGTCGACGTAACTACTTCCACTGTCTGGTTCTTTGCGGTCATATTTGTTCCTCCCTGATCTCGATCGGCGTGTCGACCTTTGACCACGTCCTGCGGATAAGTCGAACCTCGTGCCCAGTCCGAGAGATGTAGGCTCTGGCCCACATCTCTGCGGCCGATCTCGTGTCGGTCTTGACCTGAGGCTCCGCATCACCTGCGAACAGGATCAGGTACTCGACCCTGTCTGGTCTCATTCTCCCGGCTCGATAACGAGCGATGTCGTCACCCAGTCGTAGATCGCTTTGGCGTAGGCGAGCTGGATCTCCGTGGCAGCGGGCGTCGTGCGCTCCGTCTCGCCGATCCGCTCGAACAGCGTCGTTGACGACACTGCTCGCTGGTGGCACTCCAGCTTGATCTGTACGTCGTTCATCGCCAACTGGAGCCTCTGCTCCTGTGCGTTGGCGATCAGCTTCCTTGCGTCCTGCCCTGCTCGGGCTCCACCTTGACTCATGTTGTCTCCAGTCTGTTCGAGAGTTGTGCCGTCTTGTGCACACTCAGGTTCTTTGCGATGTGGCACGTTATGTGCCTCTTGCCGTACATTGTCTGGACGATGCTCTGGGACCAAGGGTAGATCCTACGTCCGCACCAGCCGCACTTGTTGATCATGGTCGTTCCTCTCTCTTGTTGGTGGTTACGCAGCACCCGTCACAGCCGTGAACCATCATGGCGTCGGCCCAGCCAGCTTCTACGAAACGGTTGCTCTTCTCATTCTCTTTCCAGTACTCGAACTGGTCTGGGTCAGGGTGTCCGATCCCGTGCTCGCAGACCCTCTCGAAGATGCTTCGATCGTCTCTCCAGTGCAGGCTGAAGCCACGCATGGAGTGGTCGGTCGGGTTGTGCAGCACGCACGGCGTGTCTCCACACTCATATCGGAAGTGGACACCTCCGATGCGGTTGCCGTTCAGCTCCCAGATCTCGCCGGGGCGGTTCGCTGTGGCTAGGTGGGTGGGTTTCGTATCCATGTCATCCTCCTCGTACTAGTCGGTGAGTCGTCGTATGAGGCTGTACGCCTCGTCTGTGTCGGGCGTGCTGATGGTGTTGTCGATCCGAACGTCGTACCGCAGCAGGTCGGCGAGCTCCTCTGATGCGTGGCTCGGCACTTCACCGATCCTGTCCACACGAGTCCACTCGCTGGCCTGCACGTTGATGATGATTCCGCCTCTGCGTATGATGGCGTCCACCTCGTTCTCGAACCGTGTGTCTGTGAAGAACACGATGTTCGAGAGTGTCGACTCCGCAACCCCGAGACCCCAGTTCACCCAGTAGTCAGGATCCTGCTGTCGCCGGAAGTCCGTGCCCCACCATTGCAGCAACCTGCGGATGGGATAGGGCGTTGGTTTCTCGTGAAGCCTCTCGATGCAGCCCGTCCCGAGCTCGATCTCGATCTCGTCACGGACGCCCTGCGCCCACGGCACTCGAACCGTGGAGGCATGCGGAATGAGTCGCTCGATGAGCTTGTCGGCAATGTAGTCCTTGCCAGCTCCGGCCTTGCCTGTGAACCCGACGTACAGCTTGCTAGTCATTGAAGCCACCCAGTTGCGCCTCAACCATTGCACGAGACTCGGGCGTCAGAGATCCAACCATTGCTTCGGTGGCCTCTTTCATCCGCTCTGCGAGTGGACGTGTGTCGGCGGGCGGGAATGCCTGTTTGAGAATGTCCTTGATCTCTTCCAGCTCTCGTGAGATCTTCACGATGGCTGCGGCCTGTTGCCTCTCAATGGTCATGTGTGACTCTCCTCAGGTTCTTCTGGTCGGACCAGTGCCATAAGAACTTGTCTCCCAGCCTGTGTGTGATTCTCTTCGCTGCGATCCTTCTCGTGTAGTTCCGAGCACGCTTCAGCTTGCGATCCCAAACACGCACCACACGCACCTCCATCTCTCCAACAGTTGTGAAGTCTGCTTCACAGGAGCACGGCGGTTTCTTCCTCTTGCTCACGGTGAGCCCTTCAGGATCTCGTACACGTCAGCGATCGATCTCACCCTCATGATCTCCGAGCCGTTGTCTGTGTACTCGGTGTCATCCACGTCCTGATTCCACGATTGATCGAACAGGAAGTTCTCAGCGTTCCACTGGCACCACTCCAGTGACGGTTTGTCATCAATGACAGCGTCAGCCGTGTAGGAGAGTTTGCCGGAACGGTCACTGAAACTGATCGTGTGATGAGGGATCTCATTCTCATAGACCCAGTCGAGCATGTTCTTGCGAGCCTGCATAGTGATGAAGGTGTCATCAAACGTCTTTGCTGTCACAAGGCGCACATGCCAGCCCAGTGCCATGATGTTTCGCAGTGCGAGCGTAGCTCCACCGAAGTCGATCACCTCGCCACGGCGAAACAGGCGACCCTGAGCAATGCCGTCATGCATGATGCCGTGCACCTGCGCCCACGTCAGCGGCCACGCCTTGTGGAGTCGCCACTCGGTCGGCGTTGGCAGGGAGTCAGGGGCGATCCCCATCTGGGCGACCACCTCGTTACGCATGGCTCCAGTGAAGTCGTACAGCACGCCGTCGACGTCCACGTTGATGATGGGCATGGTGTCGTGGTTCATGTGAACGACGCCTCCATGATCTCCCTGATCTGCTGGAACTGCTCGTGCGTGAACTTGGCGTTCGTGACCTTCTCAGCCATCCGCTCAGCCACGTCACTCTCATACCCGTCGTTGAGCAGGTCGTCGTACACGGTGTCGTAATCCACTTCGGCTTCTGTCATGGTCCCGTCCCGTCTATGTACGTCCAAAGTGCGTCTTCGTCGTTGATTGCCTTGATCTCTCCCTCGCTCAGCACGTAGGGGTCGTTCTCTTCCTCCGGCACGAGCTGCTCAGGTACGTGAATATATGCGGGCTCCACAGGAACGACGTACCGACCGCCCGCCTGCACTCCCGGCTCACGAGGGTCGACCAACCACTTGGCGCCATCAGGCAGGTCAGCGAAGGTCATGTCCGCAGGAAGCTCCATCCAGATACTCATTTGATCCCCAGCTCGGGGTATTGCGTTGCCAACTTCATCGGCTCGTCTCCTGTTCTGTGTTCCAGCGGATGTAGTACCCGTGCTTGACGCCGTAGTGCCGACCAGCGTGACCCTTGGTGTCAGCGTCACACTGGAAGGGGAGCACCGTTGTCGTCCCGGCCACCTCGATCTTGAACTTGGACGGGCACCTCATATTGTGTCCTGACTGTCGATCTTGGCCCAACGCTCGTCCTCGTCCTCGATGGCATCGAGCTCCTCGGTGCTGAGAATGTGGGGTATTGGTCGGTCCAGAGCTTCGAGCTCTTCACGGAGGGGATCGTCAGGCAGCGTCCAGACCTCGATGGCGTCGTTGAGCACCGTGCGAGACACCTCTGTGTTGTTGGCGAGCTCCATCTGTATGCGAGCGGCCCTGATCTTCTGGGCAACCAGAGAGTCTTCCCAGAGATCAACGAATGCGGAGAACGCCTCGCTGAACAGATCCATAGCCTCAGCCATCTTCTTCATGGCGTCAGACACTGTGGGCAGCGCCTCCAGTCCATCTCTCGGAACGTCGTTGTTGCTGGTTGGTTTCATAGTGGTACCTCCGTGTACTCTCCGAACAGGGCATCGAATTCGATCCTTGTGATCCTGATGGTCTTCATCCGGCACGCCACCTCAGCGCCCCGAGAGCAGTAATTCATCCAGTAGTAGACCTTGCCGCCGCCCTTGCGTTGCTGGCGTGCGGCTATGCCACGATGTGTGGAGCAGATCCGCAGGTTGATCCGTGGCTCGACGTAGGTCGTCTTCGGCTCGTCGGGAGCACGCCACTTGGCGTACCACTCTTGGATGATCTCAACGACGGTGAAGGTCGCAACCACCAACGATGCGCTGAATACCACGCAGAGAAGAGCGAGACCGATCACTTCCATAATGTTGATGTTCATGTTTGACTCCCTGTTCTGAGGATGGCGATCAGCTCGTCCCTGAGTCTCAGGATCTGCTCCAGAGCGATGATGTAGTTGTCCCTGATCAGCAGCCTCAGTTCGAGGGCTTCGATGTCGTCCCGTGCGAAGACAAGGTCGTGCCTGAGCTGCCTCTTTGACGTGCGTTTGGCTCTGCTCATATGCCTAAGTCCTCCATCAGGTCAGGGTGCCAATAGAGGACGAACCCGATCTCGGCGAGCCACAACGTCAGCACGAGGTTGTACAGGGCGAGCAGAATGAACTGGCTCATGCTTCTTCCTCAGCAATGACGTCCTTGGTGATCTTGGTGACCACCCAGACGATGAGCACGATGAGCCCCAGCACCACCCTGCCCAACCAATCCGTGACCATGAGCCCGACCAAGAGCCCCACAAGCCCCAGCACCGTCATAGCGAGGAGCGTGGCTACCGATATGACGAAGACGGTGAGCGGCACGCTGTCGACGTCGTCGTACACGAACAGGATGAAGTCCTTGATGCCGTTGATCATCCGAACTCCCTCAGGACGCTCTGGCTCGGAGGCACCCGAGACAGGTCGACCGTGTTGTCATCAGGCAGAGCGGGGAACTCTGCGAGTGCGGCCTCGGCGTACGCAATGGCGTAGACCGGGGATTCCATGCGAACGAGAGCCAGCATCTCCAATCGGATATCGTTGGCGTTCCCGAAGGTGGCCTTCTCAGTGGACTCCTGATATTTGTCGAACTCCTCCTGCAGGGCGTCGAGCTCAGCCTTGGTCTGATCATGTCGAGCGAGCTGTTCCTTGAGCAGGCGGTCCTTCTCCGCAATGACTCGGTTGTTGTCGTTCAGGTTTATCACGAGCTCAGCTTTGGTCGGCATGGGCAACCTCCTCGATGCGAATGAGTTGGGCGATTCCGATCCATACCTGTTGGCCCACATAGCGCCACAGGTTGTCCTCTCTGGATCGGAACACAAGGTCGATCTCAATCAGGATCTGGTCAAGGTCTGGACGTTGCTTATTGGTGGGGATCCCAACAGCGAGGCTGGAGTCTGTCGATCGGTACCTGAACAGCGGCTCGTAGTCGGGCACCAGCTCGTTTGCTTCAGCCATCAGACGCCCGCCCGATCCATGCCGCCGAGGGCGTGAGCTACGGGCTTGCCCCGAAGCTGCCGGAGAGCGGTGAACGTGTCCACGATGGACTGAACGTCCCGAGCTCCCTGCTCGTCGCCGTCCATGTCGAGCATGAGCCCGACCGCCCTGATCCGCTCGATCCGGTCGAGGGACGGCGTGTGCTTATCGATGAACCTGATCACCTGATCGTCTGGTGCTGGCATTGTCTTCTCCTATCGGTGCCGTATCTCGGCTGACTTGTTGATCGAGGGCTCTCTGCCGGTGACGAAGCCCCCTGCGCATATTGGCTCGTACGTTGCCGCCACACGGTCTGTGGAAGGTGGACACTTACGGGAATGACCCGCTCCGTTATTCCGCCTACCGGCAGACAGCTCTCGATCAACTGAGATGAGCGTAACACGGCTAGGGTATTGCCGTCAAGTCGTTTGAGATTTTTTCAGGTCTCGGTGTTCTCCGTCACGGGCACATCGAACAAGGCTTCGTCATGGTCAACGCCACGCACACACATGCAACTGATGGTCATTCCGTCAGACGTGAAGCACTTATGCATCGTTGTCTCCCCGTAACTGTTCACGCAGGATGTCCTGCCGTGGGCCGCTCACGTCCTCCGTGAGAGCATCCTTGATCTTGGCTTTGATTTCTGCCAGTTCTTTGTCCATGCCCCACTTCTCCACGAAGTAGTCAGGCGTGTACCCGATACCGGACTCGGCCAGTTCCAGAAGGTCAGGGAGTATGTCTGCGATGGCTTGCAACCGAGTGTCAGGAACCAACCATCCTGCGTCTCGCTGTTCATGGTCTGATACCCAATACTCGGTGATATCCACGTTGTCTCGATCAGGGTTGGTACTGATTCGGTAGGTTGTCAGGTCACTCATCGTCGTCCACCGTGAGCGCATCCCCAGCCTTCACCCATTCACGACCTCGCTTATGAACCGCCATCGACCACTCAGCAAACACGACACTGAGTTCCATCAGAAACCTTCCAACTGCTATACGAAAGTCACCCATGCTTGTCCTCCGTGAGAGCATCCAACAGATTCACCAGATGCGGCATGTTGATATACATGTCCGAGTATGTGTCGCCTGTAATCATGTCGCTAATTGCGTTCCATGCGTCTGCGATGGCTTGCTTCTCAGGGTCACCGTCACCCAACGCAGCATCCACAGCCGCACGAGCATCGACCTCACAGGATTTGCAGAAGTCATAGACCGTGTGCTGCCTAAGTTTCTTTACGGCAGCTATTGCTGCTTCGTAGTCAGGAAACATCGTTGTCCTCCTGTGGTTCAAGCTCACAAGGTTCATCATGGACTGTGCATCCTCCGTTATCGGCTTCGATACACCCATCGTTGTTGTCCTCCGTGAGAGCATTCAATAGACGTTCACGTATTTGGTACGCATCCACGAACTCGTCGCCACCTTCTTTGTTCGCCTCTCGCATGGCCTCATGTGCGACTGTGATGGCTTGAAGGGCTTGCCCGTCAACCAACCGGCCAACGGCGTAGGCGTTCGCTATCTCAAGTCTGCTTCCCGGTGGTGTGTCCCGGTGCATTGCGCTTCTGGGCGGTAGTGTCGTGTCGGGCTCGGCACCCATCGCCTCTGCAAGCAAGGTGTCGCCGTCGGCTGACGTCCACACCGTGAGCTTCCGGCCGTGAGCCACCTCTCGATTCGAGCGGACCCAATTGCCCGCCTCGATGATCACCCCCGACTTCTTGGCCGCAAGGAAACGTGGACCCATCGCCCTGCGCTCGTGCGTGCTGACAAGGGGGAAGCGCTCGGCCATCAACTCGTTCACGTCATCAGCAGTGAAGTAGCTGACGTAGCTGCGGTCGACAAGGGTTTGGATGCAGTTATCAACACACGCCTTCCACTCGTCGTCTGCGTTGTGATCCACGGCATCGAGGTGGTCGTACCCGAACTCGGACTCTGACATGCGGTCTCCTGACCTAGGCTGATGCGAGCGTAGCACGTCTAGGGGTATTTGGCTAGGTTATATCGCACGGTCCTTGCTGGGCTCCCCGGCACCCCGGCGACGATCGCCGAAAGTCTCGGAGTTGGCTTCGGCGGCGGCGGCGGGCGACGACGAACACACGAATGCGTGTTGAGCTCAACAACACAACAACACAACAGTTACAGAATCCTTCAGGACAAGAGTTGTGCGAACACACGCACACATTGAGGCCCCCCTCGCTGCCCCGCACATGGGACGCCCTGTCTGTGAGTGTTGTGGAGTGCGGCGTCTGTGCACAGACACAGGGACACGCACATGCGAAGCCCGCTCACACGCACACAGAGCCCCCTCTGGTGGCCCCCTCCCCCACCCCGCCCCCTCTACCCGCCACCACACGGTGCGCCCAGAGACAGGAACAGGCAGACCACACATCACATGACCCGGTACCCCCCTGTGACACCCCCATACACCCTCATATGCCGGGTGTCACAGGCTACACATCAAGTGCCCCTTGGCCTAACCGGAAGCCAGTGACGTTGTGACACCACTGACACCAATATTCACGGCCACGTACTGGGGATTGATCATGCATATGGCACCCAATTCATCATCCCTATATATACACACTAACCCCCGTCACTACTGTCACACTGTCACTCACCACACCTTTGCCCCTACTGGCACTGGATTTCTCCTGTGACGTTTGTGTGACACCTGTGACGCTACGCACACACAGCACCCTCATGTGTATGCGAAACCCTGTGTAACACGCCTTCCCCTCGGCCCACTTCACACCCACACATACCCTAGGGGGTATGCGTAACTTGCGACATCCTCAATTGAAACTGTAGTTCTACGTCGCACGCACTAGTTACATCTAACTACTGTGAGTATGGCCCTACCCACGCACTGCATACCGAGGTACCCTTTCCCTGTCACGCCAACACACAACAAAGGACACCCACCCCATGACCGATACCTTCCTTCGACGCCTGTTCCTTGCGGCCCTGTTCGGGCTTGCTCTGTTCATGGTGAACGCAGCGGTGGCTCACGCCACCACCCACCACAAGCTCAATGTGGATGGAGCTCTGTATGAGCCCACGAAGATCACGGGGTCAGGGCCTACCGTGCATTACGAGACGCCGGATACCAACCCGAGCTCAGCGTTCTCAGAGAGGCATCAGTGGACAGGCAACGGTGCAGAGCTGCTGCCGTGCCCAGCGGGTATACACTGGATCGACAACACCAACGTGCTGACCGTCTCCCATTGCCTAGAGGTGCCGCCATCAACGACAACAACTACGGACCCACCCACCACCACCACGGTCCCAACAACGACATCATCGAGCACCAGCACGACGTCCACGACGTTGCCTTCACCAACGACAACCACGAGCACTACTTCAACAACGCCGACAACGAGTTCAACGCCCACTACGGTGCCGCCCACTACGGTGCCCGAGACGCCTGTGACAACGATACCTGAGATTCAGACGGACATACCTGAGGAGCCCACCTCGGCCCTTGCGGTTGGGCTCGCCGTGCTCGCCATGCTCGCTGTGCTCACCACAGCGGCCCTATACGGCACACGCAAGTTGTAGTACACTGGAACTCCACAGACGGGATCCCGACATAGACGGATCCCCTGAGCCCCACAACCGACCTGATGAAAGGGAAGGGAGTGGGGCTCAGTTGTTTCACAAACGGCGGTGTTTCACCTCACCTGAAACACCCACCACCCGATATGCGGATATGCGGTTATAGGCCGAGGCGCTCCTGTGCGGCCTTGAGCTCGGCGTCCCAGTTGGTGATGATCCACCAGCACACCTTCACGGCGTACCAGCCCACCACGCACATGACGAGGATGGCGATCATCGCTCAAGGGCCTGTCGTAGCCGTCGTGCCTGTCGAGGGGATAGCACGGGCGGTGGCAGGGTGGGCCTGTCTGTCATGTATTGCCGACGCCAGTCGGCCACGGTGGTGGGCAGTGGCTCCGGTGTGCCCAGTATCCACTCGACGCTCACGTCGTTGGTGAAGATGTCGAGGATGATGCTCATAGCCAGCCCCAGTAGATCTGGCCCCAGCACACGAGGCTAACGCCCACAACGTTACAGGGCGCCTAGGCCAAGGGCGAGGTGTTCCTGCCAGCCGCCACCCATCAGAGGCCAACCTCGGTGTCTCCACGTTCAAGGGCGTCCACGATCTCGGCTATGGCCCCGTCGTCTGGGACGTCACCGTGTGGCTCACGCAGTGCAGCGTTGGTCACTTCGGGCCAACAGGAGCACCATGTGCCGTCGTCACAGCAACAGGTGTCCTCGGGTGTTGGGTCGCTCATGGGGATCACTTCCTTCTGTCTGATGTCTTGGTGTACTCACGATCAGCGAACCTGCTCTGTGAGTAGCCTCCACATGCTTTGCATTCCCAACGCTGGTACATGAGCCCAGCCTTGGATG